TGAAGTCTACTTTCATTGTTCGTCCTCTCCAATCTTGATGACTTTCACCTCGTCGCCTGATTTTAGTACAATCATGTTCTCTGGTACGCTAGGCGACAGAGTAACAAGCGCACCGTCTGTTCTCCTTATTCCCACTACACACCCAAAGTAGGGCGATGTGTACAAGCCGTCATTGCCTTCACCCCCTCCAACAAAGAACAAATCGCTTGACGCTTTGCATGGTCGCGCTCCCATCCATTCGTACTTTTGCTCACTCCAAAAGGCGCAGTCCCTACAGTGAATCATTGTCTTTTCCTCCAATCTTCACATCCATACATCCCTTGCAAAACAACGTTGCCTCCCATCCATCATCGTCCCCGCCCGACAGGAGCACCCCAACGACCATCCCGTTGCTTGCGTACACGGCTTTGACCGCCGTCACTAGGCGGCGCAGAAGTTTCACGAGGTCTTTGCACTCGGAGTAGTAGTGGTCAACTTGATAGAGGTTGGCGAAGGTGCGGGGCAAGACGTTCGTCGGTGTCACTCTACTCCCTCGCACTCTCTACAGATGTCATTTGGTCTGCCTCCCTTGTACGAACTGAACTCGCTTCGTTTCTTTTCCTTGTGGCACTTGAGGCAGTACCAACGCCCACGACGAACCTTAGGAATACGGGGAAATCGGTCAAGAAATTCTCGCATACTTGAGTCACGCAATATCCGAACAGGAATCTTCTTGCTCACAGCGCCCCCCTGACACAAAAACACACATCTCTCCCCCCTTCGGGTTTGGTGTGTGCTTTTGTTTGGGTTTTCCCCAACGTCATTTGATTGCTCCTGATGATAACACAAAACAGTCAGTGTGTCAATGCCTTCGCCAGTTCAATGACTCGGCTCCACTGTTCATCGCTCAACCTCTCGCACTGTTCGGCAATCTCAAGCAGTTCCTTCATCTGGTGCGTTGGAACATACAGGTCGCGCAAGTTTGGAAGTTGAGAGAGCCTATCGTTGAGTTTCTTCATTGTATCACTGGAGTTTTCGTAATACCGTTCAGCGGCAAGATAGACTTTATCGTTGGCGGCGTCAAGGTCTTCAAGCAACTTGACCACATCATTGTTGATCTTGCCTATGACTCTTTCCAGTTCTTCTGTTGCCGACTTTTCTTCATCAGTAACGCTGGTGACAATGGAGCGTGGCAATTGCTCTATGGCCGCCGTGACACTCTTGACAATCTCGCCTAGTTCGTAGTAGGTGACTTGTCCGTCTTCAAAGATGTGTTTGATTTTCATTGGTCTTCATCCTATCATTACGCATGGGTCTTTGGTCTGCACCAGATACTCAACCCAAATTTCCGTTCGGCGCTCTTTGCTCAGGCCCATCTCGTCCCGCATGGCCTTGAGCAAGGCGACTTTCTTGCCTGTCCTGCTATGGAATCGGTCTTTGCGGGAACACTGCGCTTCGGCCACAAATTCTGGGCCGTCGTCGGGCGTAAGGAAGCAGGTCGTGATGCCCGTTCCCTTTGACTGGCGGAAGTAGATTGAGTAATCCGTGTTCATAACATGAATCAACATTTCTTTTCTCCTATTCTTCGTAACTTTCTTCCCCGCGCAGCATCAAGTCTGCGCGTGGGTAACGGTGACTTTTCATGTGCGCCCGGTCGCCCTCGACGTTCAGCCTCTCGCAGCGAGGGCAAAAGACTTGGCGCTTGACTCGCGGCTCAAACCACTGCTTGCAGTCTGGGCATTTCTTGTGACCCAGAGCGCGATGGCCTTTGGCGGTTAGGACTAGCCTTGCTTTCATGGAATAGCGATAGCCAGAGTCGCCCACGCGATAGCACATAGAAGCGACACGACTATCTTCTCCTGTTTGTGTGGCGAGTTGTCGTTCTTGAATATCATAACCAAGTCTGCCACAAAGATGTTGAATATACTGAGTCCAATTGCAGCGTATTTGATTGTTTCCATGCTCAAATCCTACCACAAGTCGCCCTGATTGGCTAGTGATGAATGTCACTTCAAGATAGGACAAATGTCACTTGACCTTTTGGCCGTAATCCTGTATTCTATAGGCAAGGCTTTGAGGTTTTGCGTAAGCATGAGCTGGCCTCTGGAGGGGAACGCCGAGAGAGGACGCCGCGAAAATCGGCAAAGCCTGACTTGGAGAGAATAATGAAGAACAAGAATCAAGAAATCCGCACTCTCAAAGCCGCTCTGAGAGCCACTTGCAAAGCGGCGACTCAGTTACAGAGGGAGAACGAGGTGCTGAAAGCCGAAGTCAAACTTCTGAAACTCATCACGCTTGCCGACATTGAGATTATCGGGGAGGCGGTGAAGAGGAATCGTGGCTGACCAGTGGCTAGGTAGGCGCAACTTTGGAAATCACTTCATTGATGTGCGAACATCGCTAACAATGGGCAATGTTCCGAAGGTGACTGCCGAGATGATTGCCCATGACTTCTGCTGTGACCAGATGGCGCTACTGGCAGACGATGGATTCTTTGTGTTCCACACGAGCGGCAAGGCGGGAGTCATGCGATTCGGTTATGAGCCTGAAACGAGCGAGGAACATGAGATTCGCTTCTGCCCGTTCTGTGGAAAGGCATTGTCGTGATTGTCAAATACTACATGAACAGCACCGTCCTCGCCAAATTGAAGCAAGACGTTGGCGACGGGCAGTTTGGGCCGATGTCAAAGATTGTCGTGGATGAGGCGCTGACTGATGACCAGTACGTGATAGAGTTGGGCAGTGGCACAAAAAGGACAATGAACGTTCCAACGAGTCCTTCTCTTGAGAAAGTTATAGATAATTTGGATTTTGTCTTGAGGTTTGTCTGACAGATAGAATCATCTCCCTACCCTACCGACTGGCTACATAACTGTGTAGCCAGTCTTTTTTATTATTGACACCGCGCAAATTCTGTGGTATCCTCTATTCATGCCGAACCCACACCCCACTGATGGAACCGCAAATCTAAAAGACTTCCAAGAGGGCGAGGACAAACGCCGCACCCTCAAAGGACGCAAACCGCGTTACGAAATCGCCAAAATCATTGAGGAACGCGGAGCGCGTCTAAAGGACGATGACCCCGAAGGGCGTACTATCGCGGAAGCCGCTGTTGACGCTATGTGGGAAAAGGCCCAAGTGGGCGATGGCACGGCGGTCAAGGCATTTGCAGAGTTAGCCAAGTATGGTTGGGGTACGCCAGAAGTCAAGGACGTTCGGCAAGTCCTGTTGATGATTGTGGCTGGCGCTCAACAAAGGGGCTTGAATCCAAGCGATGACCCAGTTCTCGGAGCAATCTTCGCCGCAGCAGATTATAGAGTTCCTAAGCTCGCTTCGCCCAGACCAAATGAGCGAGATAGTTCAAGCGAGATTCAAGCAACTCGATCAGGCGAAACAGACATCGTGGACGCCGAAGCAGTTTCCTGACAACTCTGTCGTAACAGAGGAAGGGGAAATTCTGCCGTTCAATCCCGCTCAGAAGGCAACCTATGAGGCTGACACACGCATGGTTGCTCTTATCTCAGGCCCGCAACTTGGCAAGACCTGCCTGTCACCGATTTGGATGTGGCGCGAGATTCAGCGGCTTGGCAGAGGGACATATCTTGCTGTGTCCAACGACATGGATATGTTCAAGCTCAAGATGTTGCCTGTTTACATCCGATTGTTTGTTGAGCATCTTGATGTGGCCCGCTATTGGGCATCCGACAAGCTCCTAGAGATTCGCAATCCCCACACAGGCGAATTTGAAGCCCAACACTCTCAAGACAAGATGTATGCCCGCATCATCCTGCGTTCTGCTGATGACAAGGGCGGCATGGAATCGTCCACCGCTCAGGCTGTTCACATGGACGAGGCGGGGCAAGAAAACTATGACCTAGAACTGTGGAAGGCGACTAGGCGCAGGATTGCCGTCAAGCGCGGCAGAGTCCTCATCACAACCACTCTCTATGGCCTTTCCGCTTGGTTGCAAAACACAATCATCAACCCTGCGGAACTTGGCGGGGAGCAACAGCTTTTTTCCTTTGAGAAGGGCGAGATGATTATTACTCGCAATGAGGCTTCGGGTATTACTCTCGTTCAGGCTGACTCCACCCTCAACCCAAGTTTCGAGGTTGAAGAGTTTGAGGAAAACCGCGCCTCAATGCCTGATGATGAATTTCAGATGATGTATCGTGGCCGCGTGACTACTCCCCGCGACCTCATCTACGATTGCTTCGGCCTCAAGAATCTGTGTGGTCGCTTTGACCCGCCTCCTCACTGGCAAAGGGTCTGGGGCATTGACTTTGGCGGCGTCAATCTGGCGTGCGTCAAGATGGCGCGTAACCCCGAAACGGGCGTCTATTACCTCTATGGCGAGTATCACGCGGGCGGAAGGTCTGCGTTGGAGCACGTCGCAGAGTTGATGCGGGGCGAGAGCAACCGTAGTGTCATGTGCTTCGGCGGGGCACGAGCCGAGGAAAGTTGGCGCAACGAGTTCGCTGCCGCTGGCTTGGTCGTCATCAAGCCGCCGTTTGATGACCTGTGGCTTGGCATCCAGCGGGTCTACGCGCTGTTGAAAAAGGGCGAGTTGGTGATTTTCAATGACTTGCCTGGAACCCTCAAGCAGTTGAAAGGCTATCGGCGCAAGAGGGACAGGTCAACGGGAGAGAGTTTGATGGAAGTCGAGAAGAAGGCGACGGCGCACTACTTGGACAGCCTTCGTTATGTCACAGTCGGAATGTCGGAAGTGGCAAGCCCAGACTCTTGGTTGTCTTCGGAAATGAAGGCTCTCGGACTCATCAAGGAGAGCGAGGAAAACAAGCCGCCCGTTCCATCCAATGCAGAGTTATTTGCAAGACTACAGTCTGGGAAATTAGGTGTTGACAATATTTCAGGTAGGGCTTATAATATTCTCAAGTGACATTTGTCACTTGACAGGAAGGGGGCGAAGTGGACATTTCGGACACCGCGTTGTTGTCGGAGCAATTTTTCTCCAGATTGCCTAAGCAATACAACTGGCGTCCCAAGCCCGACATCACCGTCTATGAATTGGCGTTAGCCGTTCCCGTCCTGTTGCTTCGGCTCTATGACATAGAGACGGCGGTCAAGAGCCTTCCAGAATCGGTACAGCGCCACTTTGAGGAAGCTGTCTAGGAGGTCAATCGTGAGTTTCTTGGAATTTCTCAAGTTCTTCTTCTCGGACGCCTCGCGTGTAACTGCCTTCGTCGGTCTGCTGGTCAACATCGCTATTTGGGTAGGCGCTCGGTACTTCCCCAACCTTCCCGTTGACATCATCAAGGCCATTGGCGCATTCGTTGAGATGGCGCTGATTGCGTGGGCAGGCTATAGTTCTGGCGTGAAGGTTGAGCGGGCGAGGTCATTGAGAGTCAAGTGACACGGCCCGTTTCGTTTTTTGTGGCGCGGCCCGGTCTGGCAGGGCAGGGCTTTGTCAGGCAGTGCAAGGCATGGTCGGGCGAGGCATGGCAAGGAACACTTTTTCAGTAGGGGGCAAAGTTGAACGAAAGAGAGTTCCTAGTAGAATTTAGGCAAATCGTTCTGCATCTTGCGGACTTGATTGAACGCAAGTTAGATATGCGTCCGAGAACATCGGAACTCAGGCGCGAATGGAAAGAGCGCCATAAAAAGGAAAGCCAAGATGGACTTCAGCAAGTGCAGAACGGACAATGAGTGGTGGGAACTTTACAACAGGTATCTTCAAACTAATGAGTGGCGACAGAGGCGAGAAGAAAGACTCGCCATTGATGGGCGCAAGTGTGTTGTGTGTTCAAGTGGCGAGGATTTGGAAACGCATCATCGCCACTACAAAACGGTTGGAAACGAGAATGCCTTGACTGACTTGGTGACTTTGTGCAAAAGACACCATGAGGCAATCACAAATTCTGACCGAGAGAATCGTTACCAACGGCGAAAGCCGATTCTTGTAGACGTTGTGTCTACGTTCACCCGAAAGGAGTCTAGTCATGTCGTACCAGAGTTTGTCGTTCAAGATTGTCGGCGTTGCACCCCTCATTATGCACAATGGGCAGACGGCTGACCCACTCAACCATTTCGCAAAAGAGATGAAGAAAATCACCTCTAAGCGAATGAAAACCGATGCTGACTTAGAGCAACTTGCAAAGATTGAGTGGTATGCGTCCCTGTACACTAACAACGGAAAACCATGTATTCCGTCTGAGGTGATTGAGTCCTGTTTCACCGAGGCGGCAAAAAAGACCAAGAGCGGCAAGAAAGCTCTTATCGGCTTCTATTGTCCGGCGCACTCGGAGCTTATCTATGATGGCCCAAGTGACCCAGAGGAAATGTGGAAAAGTGACAAATTCCGCTTCACCACTGCGGTCAGGCTGAACGGTAGAACAAAGGTCATGCGAACGCGATGTCGCTTTGAGCAGTGGGGCGCGACCATCGCTGTGATGTTTGACCCTAGCACATTCAATGAGCCAGAAATCTTTGACATTCTGAAAACGGCAGGCGAGGTCATTGGCCTGTGTGATTGGAGGCCGAAGTTCGGAAGGTTTCAGGTTTCAATTGAATAGAATCGCGGGGCGAGGCGCGGCGCTGTCGGGATAGGCATGGTCGGGCAGGGCGTGGCTTGGTGGGGTGAGGTAGGGCGTGGATTAGGAATCATTCTTGATTCACTCAATTTGGTTTGGCGGTGCTAGGCTGGGCATGGTGCGGCAAGGTGTTGCTGAGTCTGGCAGGGTTGGGTTGGGCGCAGTTGCGTGCGGTCTGGCGAGGCGTGGCGCAGCGAGGCGTGGTCAGGGTTGGCAAGGCGGGGTCAGGCATGGCATGGGTTTACTCAAGTTGAACAGTAGGACGATGATTGTTACTCGCCAGTTTCTAAATAGCCTTCTGCGGGGCGCGACGTTTGACTTTTCCAAATGTCGCACGAACGACGAGTGGTGGCGGCTCTATCGGCTCTACCTGCAAAGCCCGCAGTGGCGAAGGAAGCGGGAGGCGCGGCTCATTCTTGACAGACATCGGTGCGTGAAGTGCAACGCGATGAGGCGGCTGGAAGTCCATCACTTGAGTTACCGCAACGTTGGGAACGAGCCGATGGATGACTTGCGGACGCTGTGCAAGGACTGTCACGACGGAGTGACGGAGAAAAGTAGGGGGCATAAGTGACACCAGAACAAGAATACCGTGAGGCGCTAATCCGCATCTCTACATTGATTCCATTGCTTGAGGACACCTTGCACGATATGGAGCACAACCCACTTGTCAAGTTGTCCTATGCGATTGTGGCAAAAATGGGATTAGCGATTCCAGATTCTATCTATTCGCTAGGGTGCAAGTCGAATGACCAAGTGTGACTACTGCCAATCACGCAACGATGACAAGCAAGAATTGTGTAGGCATTGCGGTGCGCCGTTGCCTCTGGTCATTCCGCGAGTTGACGACAACTTTGAGCGCAACAGCGGGAAGTTGTATTTAGCGCCAGAGTCAACATGGATAGCGTCAACGTGTAGCACTAGACCGTCCGCCACATCATTCGCCATTTACTTGACTTAGGGGGCATTGGGATTGTTTTCTCTCAGGAGTTTCTTTCCCGATGTTTCAATCCGAATCTGTGACATCGGCGCATCGCCCCATGAGGGCAACCTGATACCCTACGGCAAACTGGTTGAGGACGGCGTTGCAACCGTCATCGGCTTCGAGCCGTTGCCAGAGGAATGCCGCAAGTTCAATGAGGCCAACCCGAAACTCAAGTGCCTGCCCTACGCCGTTGGCGACGGGAAAGAGGCAACGCTCCACAAGTTCTTCGCGCCAGGGATGGCAAGTCTTTTACAACCGAATAGGGAACTTCTGTCCTACTTCGTCGGCTTTGATGACTGGCTTGAGCCAAGAGGCGAGGCGCGAGTCCAGACACATCGTTTAGATGACCTAGAAGAAGTCGGCGCGGTGGACTACTTGAAACTGGACACTCAGGGAAGCGAGTTGACCATCCTGCAAAACGCCGAGAAGGTCTTGCGCGATGTCCTGATTATCCACACCGAAGTCCAGTTCTTGCCGATGTACTTGGGCCAACCGCTGTTCGGTGACATTGACTCGTTCCTGCGGAGCGCGGGATTTGTCCTGCACGTCTTTGGGATGAAGAATTTTAGGTTTGTCGCCTTGCCCGATGCTCTATCGAGGCACGCGGCTGAGGCCGATGCGGTTTACGTCAAGGACTTTACCAAATGGGACGCGATGCAGATTGAGAGCCTGAAAAAGACGGCGCTGGTCTTGCACGACTTGTACAGTTCCTACGCGCTGACGACTCTGGCGCTCAAGTGCATTGACGACAAAATCAACACCAAGTTCCGACAGAGGTATATTGCGCTTTTGGAGAAGGGGGCAAAGAGGTGAACTGGCTTAGTTATCAATGGAATCGCATTGGATGGCGGTTCTTTGAGTCTAGAGTTCCAAAGCCTTTCCCGCTCAACAAATGGGTCAGATACGGATGGGCAGAGTGGCACTATCGGACTTCTGACATTCTGGCCCATATCCATTGGGATAGGTTCACAAAGAAGTGGCGAGCGCAGTCACTCAATTGCAATGTAAATAGTGCCAACTTCGGGCATCGTGTTGATGCTAGTCGGCATGACACCAAGCAAGAGGCAATGTTGCACTGCGAGAAATTGAAGTTGGAGGCAACCAAGTGAGCCTTGTGACTGGCGCTTCGGTCATTTACGCCATTGCTTTTCTGATTGTCATTTTTCTGTATCTAGTCCTTGATGTTGTTCTAGTAATCGGAATAGTGAAAATTGAGCGCGAGCGGCGGAAGATAGAGAAAATCACGGTTCGCATGAGGAGCGAACTAAAGGGGGCAACCAAGTGAAATTCAACCCACGCATCGCCATTTGCCGTTTCGCCTATGGTGGTTCAGAGTCCAGCGATGAAGAGAATTGGGTCATTCAGACAACGGCCCACTGTGCCAAAAACAAGATTTCTCTGACCCATTGTGTCTATGATGACACACCCGCTCCGATGGTGCGGAATCGGGCGGTCAAGGATTGCCTTGAGGCTGGCATTGACCTGATGTTCTTTTTGGACAACGATATGTTTCCCGACATAGAGCCGGATAGCAATTTCTTTGACAGCGCGATTCAGTTTTACATAGAAAGGTTCTACAAGGAGCCAACCGTCATCGCGGCTCCCTATTGCGGCCCGCCGCCGAAGGAGATGGTCTACATCTTCCGATGGCGGGGCTACCAGTCGGACAACCCGAATCCCGACTTTGACCTGAAAATGTACACGCGGGAAGAAGCGGCAGAACGGCGGGGGCGTGAGGCGGTCGCGGCGCTGCCCACTGGCCTGATGGCTATTGACGCTCGAATCTTTACGGGATTCGATGTGAAAGACGAGAAGGGCGACACCTACACGGTTGGGCTGCGACCGCCTTACTTCTACTATGAGTACAAGGACGAGTTCCAAACGGATAAGGCCAGCACCGAAGATGTGACGTTCTCCCGCGATGTCTCGCTCCTGTATGGGCAATACGGTCTACAAGTCGTGTGGGTGGATTGGGACAGTTGGGCGGGACACTGGAAGCGCAAACTGGTAAGCAAGCCTGTCAAGATTGACCCCGGTGGGCTGGCTAAGTTGTTCAAAGAGGCTGTTGCGGGGGCACAACGCAAGGAGTAAAATGCTAATCAGGGAAGAAACTATCACCGTGACGTGTGCGGGTGCTGCTGGCACATCCGTTGGCTCAATCCCAAGCACCAACTTGATGGGCCTCTTGATGGCAACTGCTGTGGAGTACACCAGTTGTCCTGCCACGACTGACATCCTCGTGACCGAGATGGCGACGGGCTACACGCTACTGTCCATCCCCAACGCCGCCACCAACATTGAGTGGAGTACTCTGTTGTGGGTACTCAATGGTACTTACATTCTCAATGTGACGGGCGCGAACAATGGGAGTGTGGTCAAGTTGAGGCTGAGGTATCAGTGCTAACACCACTTGGATACGGGCGCATAGGCGGTGGGGCGAAACTGCTCAAGACAGGGCAAACAACCTGTTATATGTTCGGGGACGATGGTGACACTGAGAAAGGTGTTGCCAAGTCGTACACCGTCAACAGCACCGGCGCACAGTCAGGGACGACGAACATTGACTCGCCTGGATACGCAGGCAACACTATCGCATTTGACGGCGCGGCAGGCACAATCACCGATAGCGCGGCGGGGCTGGCGGTATTCAAGACAGGGGATGTCATTCGGGTGCGGGGGAGTGCGTCAAATGACAATGTGTTCACCATTGACACGGGTGGAGTAGCTGGAACTATACAAATCAGTAGAGTTGTTCCAAATAGCGGTTTTGAAACAGCCGGTGCATTACCTCCTGTTTTCTTGAATTGGGTACAGGCACTCGGAGACGGAACTTTAGTTGATGAGGGAGTTCTGGTACACTCTGGTAGCCACGCCGCTAAAATGACTGCGGGGGCAAGTGCTAACACGGCAATGCGTAGTGGTAATATTAGTGTTACCCCAGGATATTCATACACAATTTCTTTTTGGACAAGAGGAGATGGAACTTATAGCGGCAGATATGGTATAAAAGATGTAACACATTCCACATGGATTATCGCAGACCTTACCCCGACCAACATAACAAATACTGTCTATGCACTGTTTACAAATACTTTTACTGCACCCGCAGGATGTATAGCTGTTCAAATATGGTTTGAGTGTCCCTCTACTAATGGCGGTATTGCTTACTTTGATGATGTGTACCTGACTCTTGTGTCCAATCCTGCCCTTGTTACCGAAGCCGCAGGCGCGTACATCACCATCTGCAAGCGCGAGGCGCACAGTAACAATACCGTGTTCGATGTCAACACCGGCCTGACGTGGAGCCGCTACGCGAGCGCATCCGTTGGGCCTGCCAGTGACGGCAAGTTGAACTGGTACAATGCCGCGACGTGCTACACACTCCATCCCGCAGCCGCAGATGTGGCGATGGTCGTAGGGAATATTCTGCGCGTGGTCGGGTCGGACGAATCGGCGCGATATTATGCGGGGCAACCGCTGGTGTGCAGTGGGTTCGTGAATGACACACCAAACAACAAACCTGGGCTAGTCGTGGTATCCGTCTCATTCACGGGCGGCAATACTGACATCGTGGTTGACCCAGGCGAGCAGACGCTCATCGCAGAGGCGGCAGGCGGGAGTCGGGACATCAAGGTGATATGCCAGTCCATCTTCGGCTACGCCGCCGCCGCGAATGCGGCGTCATTGGCGGAGTACACGGATTGGAGAGTGCCAGATAGATTTGAATATACCAGTTTGATGTCGCATGGTGTTTGGGGGCCGTGCATAGATACGGTATCGTTTCCATCATTTCCAAGTGTAAGTTTATGGTCTACCAACACGCGAATACGCACGGTCACGCAGGCGCTTTCGATAGATTTTAGCGAGAACACTGTTTCTAATGCTTCTGCAAAAACCGTAACTTTCCAAGTCCTTCTCGTTCGTGGAGGCTGACCCATGTGTACCCTATCCTCAAAAACTCTAGCCGAACTAACCGCCATGACGAAGGCGCAACTCATCACCGCCGCATTAGAGGGTGTGACTTACACGACGCTGGCGCAAAAAGAGGACTATCCAGACGGGCAACAAAAGTTGCGCCTGTGGGTGACGCGAACGGTGTACCCTGATACGTTCGTGTCGAAGCATAAGCACACATGGACGTATTATGATGTTCAACCAGATGGAACACAACCAGTGAATGTGTTTGTTGAATCGCACTACGATGCAGGTGACATTGAGATAGGACGAAGGAGAATCAAGCACTACCTCGATGGTAGACAGCCGGTTATTATTGAGGACACGATACCAATATGAGTAAAGACATCATCTTTGGCGCGTTCTACTACGACAACTCTAGCCCGCCTGTAGGCAAGACGGGCCTGACTGTGACCTTCACCGTCTACAGCCTCAACATCTCGACGCTGGCTGTGGCGACTGTGGCAACCGCGCAGCCTGCAACCACGGTGGGCGGCGGTCTTTACGCTTACAAGGTGTCTGCCGCTGACTTGCAGACCTATTACTACTACGCCATCGCCAGCACAACCGACACAACCGTTGACGCAAGGGACAAGCCCGCTGTGATGCTGGACTGGGGCGATGTGACGGGCCAAGGCGGGATTGACCTGACGAACATCAAGCAGGCGACTAACCCGACGACCCTGACAAACATCACTGTGCCGACCACGACCAGCGTGACGAACGATGTCACCGTGGCGGCAGCGTCCAAGACGGGCTATGCTCTCTCCTCAACTGGCGGCGACTTGATTCTCAAGACCTCTACCTTTGCGCTGGCAATGGCCGATGCTATCTGGGACGAAGTTCTGACGGTTGCTACCCACAACGTCGTCAGTTCTGCGGGCCGCAGGCTGCGTAGTTTGGGAGCTTTCTCAATCGTTGACGGGCAGGTTGACAGTGCCACCACGCAGACCGTCACGCTTGGTGCAGAGGCGAGTGCGACAGCGCACATCTATGACCAGAACCTCATCGTCATCACGTCTGGCGCGGCGGCTGGACAGACGCGAATGATTATTGAGTATTCAACTGGCAAGATAGCCGTCGTTGACCGCGACTGGGAAGTTCTGCCCGTTGCCGGAAACACCTATGAGATTGTGGCGTTCGCCGGTGTCCTTCTGGCGACTCACGGGACGGCTCAGTCAGGCGCGGCTTCCACAATCACGCTGGCGACTTCTGCCCTGAACATCGCAAACTCCTATGTGGGCTGCGGCATCTACATTGCGGCGGGAACGGGCGCAGGGCAGACGCGGCTCATCACGGCCTACACGACGGGGCGCATTGCTACTGTGTCGCCTGCGTGGGACACACAACCTGACAACACTACCGTCTACAAGGTGATTCCTGTTGGCCGATCTATTGTCGAGACTAGCAACGACAAGACTGGCTATGCTTTGAGTACAGCGGGTGTGCAAGCCGTCTGGGATAATGTTGTGCGAACACTGACTCAGAGCGCGGCGGCGGTCACGGCGGCTGTTTCTGGTTCTGACATCACCATCACTCGCGGCGACACCTTGAGCGCGGCCTTGACGGGGCTAGGCAACATCTCAAGCTACGTCTCGCTTGACTTCACCGTCAAGACAAACAAGGCCGACGCGGACAGCGCGGCGATTCTCCGCATTCGCAAGAATCTGAGCGGCACAGGCGATGGGTTGCTGACCATCAATGGCGCAGCGGCAGTGACGGCCAGCAAGGGCAGCATCACAGTCAACAACGCCACGCTTGGCAACATCACGATTGCTCTGGCGGCTGACCAATCGGCTTTGCTTGAGCCGCACGGCGGGCTGTATTACGATGTGCAAATGATTACGGCGACAGCCACCACGACGATGACACAAGCGGAGTGTGATGTGAGCGGCGACGTGACGAGAGCGGTGACGTAATGAAGCGCAAACACCCAGACAGAATTTTCAGTGGCGACTATAGCGTTGAAATGTGGGACAGCATCAACAACGCGAGAACAAAGAGAGAGTTGCGATGGGCGCTCTATTTTGTGTGTTGCCGTTTGCAAGAGTTAGAGGCGAAACTGGCTGACCAAAAGGCTCGCAAATCAAAGGGGGCAAAATGAAATCTCTGGGTACTACACCAAACGGAAGCCGCATTGTCGAATTGACATCGGCTGAGTATGCAATCATCGGGGAGTTGCAAGCTACGCTTGCGGGGAGTACGTTCTCTTTCCATGAGATATACCGCGATGTGGCTGACATAGACTGCAATGACGCTTTCAAGGCAGTCTATGAATTTACCAAAGCGCGGTTTGAAGTCAACAAGATGCAAGAACTCTTGGATAATATGAGGCGCATCGTGGGGGTAGAAAAATGACCAAGAAGATTGAAGTCTCAAAGATTGTTCTAAAGATTGGCGACACCGAGTTGTCGCTGTCGGTGGAACAGGCGAAGGAACTGCGCGATATTCTAAAGGCGACGTTCGGTGACGAGGAAGTTGTCACTGTGCCATATCCCGTTTACCCAACTTACCCCGTCTACCCAACTTACCCCGTCTATCCTGCCGTACCAATGTGGAGCGAGTGGAAAATAACTTGTGGTACATCTGGTAACACTACCCTTCAGACAACTAACAATTCGGGGGCAACGTGACCAACTCAGAGCGATTCGTTTTCTGGCTGGCAGAGAGGCTCGAGGTCTGGATTATTTCAAGGCAGAGATTTGAGATTTTGCAGGCAGAGCATATTAGTGTACGGAACGAACTTACATCCGAGCAACAGGCCCACGACGCCACTCGTGACGCGCTCTCACAATCTGAAAAGGAACTTGCCATCGCCAAGAATCACGAGTCCGAACTCCTCGCCGTCATCAAGACCCAATTCACCAACGCCTCAATGACAGCCCATTCAGGGATGCACGGCAGGGAAACTCAGGCGTGGTGGGGCGGCATCGCCTACGCCTGCGCCTTGATGGTCGAGAAGTTGGGCCAAGAAGTGCCAGAAGACACCACGACACTGATTGAGAAATTCAGCCGCATAATGACTGTTTAGGGGGCGCAAGGACACAAGCGATGTCATTCATTGACAGAATAGCGAAAGCAAACTATCCCTCAACCGTCTCGGAACTGGTGCAGATTCCAAACGTGCGTGATGTGCCTCAGTCGTGGGCCGCGTGGCTCGGCCCCGGCTATCCCATGCCGCCCGCCATCACCAGCGGCGGCTACCGCGATATGCGTGCCAAGCTGGAACTGACCGAGCCAAGAAGCTATCAGTACACGCCCAATGTCAACATCATCATCACGCCGCGCATTGCCTATGGGCTAACCTCATTCTCTCTGTTGGCCTACTACGCCGAAACCGTCTCGGAGTGCGCCTTAGCCAAGTTCATGCTGACCGAACGGATGAAGGCGCTGCAACCCACTATCTTTGACGAGAACGACGACCCCGTTGAGAAAGAAGACCTGCAATGGATGACGACCTATCCTGACGCGCACACGTCTTGGGAATCGTGGCTTCCGCCGTTCATCTACAACACGCTGGTCTATGACGCGGCCTGCATCTATTTTGTCTACGGCGAAGACGGCAAGATTATCGGGATGCGAAACCTTGACGGCTCGACCATCCTGCCGCTGATTGACCAGCGCGGCGAGACGCCCAAGCCGCCTGCGCCCGCTTTCACTCAAATCATCTTCGGCCAGCCGTTCACTTGGATGACGGGTGAGCAGATTTGGTACAGGCCACGCGGAAGGCGAATCAACGCGCCCTACGGCGAAAGCCCGATTGAGAGAGCTATCAAGCCTGTGGAGCTTCTGAGTAGCATCTATGACTTTGAACTTGCTTTCTATCAGGCGGGAAATATGCCAGAGATGGTCATGGCTGCGCCGCTGAATTGGACGCCTGACCAAGTGCGCCAGTACGAACAGGTGTTCAATGCACAGATGGCGGGTAGCCCGAATGAGAGACGGCGAATCCGCTTTGTCCCCAACGGATTCACTCAAATCGGCGTCAAGACGCTTGAGTGGCGCAAGGAAGTCTATCAGGCCGCAGCCCGACAGGTCTACTATCAGTTCGGCATCCCGCCAGAGGAAATGGGCGAACTCGCCTCGGCAACCCGAATGATGAACATGAAGTTCATCACGACCAAGTTCTTTCAGAACGGCATCCAGCCCATCAGCGCCCATCTGGAAAGTTTGCTCAACTTCGTCTTGGCCCGCAATGGGCACAAGGGCTACTACGCCAAGATGGTTGTGCCGTCTACGCAACTTGACCCAGACATGGTAGAGAAGCAATGGACAGGCCGATGGGCAATGGGCCTTGTGCGGCGCGATGAGGCGAGATTGGCGCTTGGGCAAGACGCGCTTGAGGGCGATGAGGGCAACGCCCTGTTGACGCCCGTCGGTGGAATGCCGCCCACCGAGCACGCCCCGAAGCCGGGCGGCGCACCCACTGGCGCAAGTCCGGGCGAGGCCGTGCCGGAAGCGGGCGACGAGGATGTGGAGAAGGAGTATCTGGGCGAGTTGTGCCCGTGGTGCGAGCATGACCTTGCAATCCCGCGAGAGGGGTGGTATGAGTGCGGGAACTGCAACAAGGTGTTCTTTGCCGAAGCGTCCGACAGCGGCATTGTGGATTTTGTCAATCACCCGTTGGGAGAGGACGGGTACGAGACGCCGCCAGAGTTGGTGAAAGCGGCAAGGGACTTGGGGGCGATTTGGAAAAAGACAGCGTAACCAGTGACGCCGCAAGGATGGATGCTATTCTAGGAGAACTGTGGAATAACTACTCGGTTGCTCCGTCCATGTACATTGTCAAAATTGAGCACAGGCCGGGAGTGGTTGCTTGGCTGGCTAGGCTGACAAGCCGCATTACTTTCAACAAGATTAACTTCTTGCTGAATAGGGGTTGGCGGGTACGTGACCCATTCTTTGACGTGTTGCTGGATGGCGGGATGATAAAGACGCGATGAAAAAACACCCATCCCGCAAAGACCAACTCGCAAACTTGTTGCGGGTACATCCATTGCCGTGGTGTGTGGCGGAGAGACGCCTGACAAACATCGTGGTTGACATCTTGGACGCGAACGGCGGGACGGTTGCGGCCCTGCACCAGTCATCGCCCAATGCGAATGTGGACACCGTTGTCCGTTTGCTGGTGGGGGCGTTGAACAAGGAACGGGCGAGGGTTGTGACGGAGGAAATGGAGAAACAGAATGGACTTTAGTCACATCGTCTTTGGTCGGAATCCGCTCAAGTATGACATGAGGGATTTCCGACTGTCCGACTTTATCACACCAGCGATGCGGAAACGGGCAAAACAGACCACGAGTAGCGATTGGGCGGTTGCCAGAATCTTGAATCAAGGTAGCACTCCTCACTGCGTCGGCTTCGCTTGGTGTGGCTTCGGTATCTCGCTTCCTGTCTTTGACGACTGGGACAACTCTCGCGGTGACGAGATTTACTACCAAGCCAAAATCTTCGACGGCGAGCCGGGGCAGGAGAACGGTAGCACGACCCGCTCTGGCGTTCAAGCGTTCCAATACTTCGGCCTACTCAGCAGTTATGCCTTTGCCACTTCACTAGATGACATCGTGACTTGGCTTCTGGTGAACGGCCCTGTCGTCACTGGGACTAACTGGTACAACCAGATGATGTCGCCCGACTCAACGGGCCTCATCAAAGTCGGCGGTAGCATTGTGGGTGGGCATGAGTGGATGCTGTCGGGCGTTGACACCGTGACGCGCAAACTCAAGGGGACAAACTCATGGGGTACTGAGTTCGGCATCAACGGGCAGTTCTTCATCGGGTTTGATGATTACCAGAGACTCCTGAACGAGCAAGGCGATGCGTGTACAGCGGTAGAGATTGTTGGAACGCCTGTTCCGCCGCCCGTGCCAGCGCCGAGCGGTTGCCTCTCGGTTGCTTCGTTGGGGCTGTTCAGGCTGGCGCACGCGATGATGGTGGCGGCGCAGGACTTGGCGAGGAAAGGGTGAGGAACTTCATTTTGGGCATTCTGTGGCTGTTTCCGTCATTCCTTCACGAATGGGTTGACAAGTTGACGGGGCACGTCATTGTAAGATACGATGCGAATTGCATTGGCAAAGACGCTTCCCGCAAAATTGTTTACTACACCATTGCGCCTTCAAGTGAGTTCAAGTGAAACTGACCAAGACTCGCATTGGCTACATCTTTCCTGACCGCTTGCGCGACAGGTTTGCCAAGCATTGTGGCGTCTGCCATGACGCAGATTTCTATTTTCACGCTCCCGTTTCCAAAGAGGTCACACTGGTTTGGCCCAAGCACGGCATCAACGAGAGCGAGATAGTTGCAATGTGCCCAGAAGGACGCAGACCTAGACCTGCAATCTTCAAGCCAGAGAACGGGGAAGACGAGGGAATCAATCGTTCCATCGGCGGGCATCAGAGCGTCAGGGAAGAAGCGGCATTTCTGATTGACAGGGCATTGGGCTACTATCTTGTGCCAGTGTCCTATGTGACGGAAGTAAACGGCGAGAGGGGCGCAGCCATCCACTACGTTCCTGTGACCAAGCGCAAGCCTGTCTCGGCCTATTCGCCAGAGTGGATTGAAAAGTCGGCTATTCTGGACTACATTATCGGACAAATTGACAGGCGCAACCACAATTGGATGACATCGCCCATCCTTGCTATAAAGCCTGTCCTTTACGACAACGGCTATGCCCTGCCCGTCACGGGCGACCACCACATTCACTCTGCCTTTGTGGACGCGCAAGTGGGCAAGCCGCTGACAGACACGGGGAACTTGGAACGGGTCTTGAGGGATTCCGTTCTGTGGAATGACGTTAGACGCTTGGTTGGAACAAGCGCGACGGAATTGGCGCAAGATAGGACAAATGCGCTGCTAGAGCGGGCAGGGATTCCCGCAGAAGGGGGTTAGAATGTTGTCACTCAAAGAATGCCACGAAAAGTGCTTGTACCCATGCGTCAGGATTAGGACTCCGAAGGCGCTTGGTAGTGGCACGGTCATTCACACCGAGCCGACTCAGGGCGAAGATGAGATGTTTGACACCTACATTCTGACGAATGAGCACGTGGTAGACAATCTCATCTCGGTGCAGGAGAGGTGGAGTACGCTCTTGCAGAAGATGACGAAAGTAGACACATTGGGTCATCCCGATGTGGAGGTATTCAGTTTCGCCTATCAGACCCGTGTACAAGGAGCATCGTCCTTGCAGGCCGACATCATGGCCTATGACAAAGACGAGGACATGGCCCTGTTGCGGGTGCGCTCAGGGATGCAGTTCAAGCACGTCGCTCAGTTCTACCCGGAGGCCGATGTCAACAAACTGGTCGCCTTCATGCCCGTGTGGAATGTCGGCTGTGGCTTGGGTGGGCCACCCGCTATAACGCCCGGATACCTGTCGGCATTCGGAATTGACATTGAACACAAGGACTTCGCGCTTGTGACCGCTCCAGTCATTTTTGGAAATTCCGGGGGGGCAACCTTCCTGCAAGAGACCGGGCAGTACATTGGCATCCCCGCAAGAGTTTCGGTCACATCTCTCGGTTGGTCTGCTGACGTGGTGACGCATCTGGGCTTCTCCATCACCATCGCCCGCATCTACCAGTTCTTGCGCGATCAGGTCTTTGATTTCATCATTGACCCAAGCAAGACTTCGGTGCAATGCGAGGCCGAGCGCAAGGACAAGCGGGAGAGTGATATGTTCCAGAGGAAGGTGGAGGACAAGTAATGAACAGACGGGGGGCAATTCCAGATGAAACTCACTAGCAACGAATACCTAGAATACGTCTTCAAAGAGTGGCTAGAGGACTTCTGTTCATCTCGATGGGAAGGCTTGTCTCTTGACGAGAGAGACGCGCTTCTGGCGCACTACTGGCAGGAGTTCAGAGAAGAATACAACAAGGGTTGCAAGCAGGGCGATGGGATTGGTGACGATATAATCACCATTACGGGCGCAAGGTGTTTGGGTTGCAGCTACCCTCTCACAGAGGGCGAGACGCACTGTTGCCCCACAACTGGTCTGCAAGTCACCGTCACTCGCTTTCGCGTCAAGTGCGCCAAGTGCGGGAAAGAGACGGAGAACTTTGTCACTGCGCCATACGGGTCAAAGTGGGACGGCGACCCGATTTGCGCGGAGTGTATTGACAGGTAGCGCATCAATCAAACAAGGGGGGTAAAATGGCAGATTTGGGACAATCCGCTATTGCAGATCAGACGCAAGTACAAGACCGAATGAACCAGTTGTCTATCGCGTGTGACCAACTGGACAAGGCGGTTGCGTCTATTGAAGAACGCCTGTCGTCAGTTCTGAGGCAGGAAAATCTCGTGGTTTCAAAAAGCGGGGACGAGAAACATCCAACGCTTGTTGAATTGGCAGAGCACCTAGACAAGAGAATCTGTTGCATCAGGCTTGCAACAGATAGGCTTCTGAGTATTCGACAGCGCACGGAGTTGTAATCATGCCGCCACAAATCGTCACCCGCAAGGACGTTGAGGACGCGCTTGACCGAATCGAAAAAGGCGAGGCGCTTCCAGAGGACGCCACGATGCTCAGGGCAATCGTCCATGCCTACTATGCGCTGGTCGAGGAAGAAATTATCCTAGAGCCTGACTAAAGGAGGTCACTATGTCATGGGCCGCGTGTGCAATGGCGCATCTGGCAGACCAGATGAGCGCCTACACGAGCAACGTTCAGGGCTGGCTCGACCAAGCCAAGCGCGACTTGGAAGACCGTCACCTGTCGCGCCGATTCTTCGAGGTCTTGGGCTTGGGCGATGACGCGCCCGACATCCTGCCGATGCAACACGAGGTCAACGACATCAGCCGACAGATGGCGGCTCTGCTTCTGGCAATCGGAACGGGAACTCAATTTGAGTGGAACGAGGACAGGCCGATGAGGGCAGACAGGACGGCGAACGGGTGGCTGCTGTACTTCGCTTCCACACTGGACGACGACCCGCTTGAGCGCCTGAACTTGGGGGAGCGACTGAACTTGAAGATGATTTGACACAAAAACAACCGACCTTGCGGCTGGTTGCTTTTGTCCTGCTTGCAGGCGGATACCAATTTCAGTTATCATACTACAGTTCGGTGTGGGTGTCAAGTGCTAACAGGCTTTGAGTATCTCCTAACAAAACGTCACATTCAGTCCGCTACAGAACAGTCTCTCGCCCCGCAAGTGGAGAGCCTGCTCCTGTCAGCACGGACTCGCCTCGCGCCTTTGCTTCCCAACTATTCGAGCCAACAGAATTACAAGCGCGATGATGTTCTGTTGCTTCTCATTCTATTTTCAGATTGGCTACAAGGAGAGTGGCTTGACCAGTTCTCAAACACGCTTCTGCTACAGGTTGAACCCGCGAACGAGATTGAATTGTCGTTCTGGACGAAAAACGGGTATGCGATTCCAGATGGGTTACAGGATTCGGTTAGCGAGGCTTTTCAGTCGTCGCGGGATTGGGCGAGGATAGCCGATGTCACGCTCAATCGGACGGTCAACTCAATTCTGCGATGGGACGCCCAAGAGAACCTGACTAGGCGGGACTTGGACGCTCTGCTGGACTATTGGTACAGCCAGAATCGGGCGGGGAACATTGCAAGCAATGAGACGACGGCGCTAAACTCGCTGTTGACGAAAGAGTATATGCAGAGGCTTGAATTGAGGCGTTGGGTCTGGTGGACTACCCCGCCAGAATACACGATTTGTCCCTTTTGTCGGGAGAGGCACGGTGTTACCTATGATATCACTGACCCAATGCCGCCGTTGCATAACCATTGCAAGTGCATACCTGAAATCCTGTTTGAGTGATGGGTGAGCCTGTGTTTACCGCAACCAAAACTCCCATTGACGCCGCCATAACCCAAGCCGAGTACAACCTGATTCGCCGCATCCGACAGGTCAAGCGGCAAAAACTGGCGGAAGGAATCTACATAGACTTCGCCAAAGGCACATTGCAACTCGTCGGCAAGACGGAGGCTTTTGACTGTGTGACAATCACCAAAAGTGACACTTGACACGCACGGAAAAATAATGTAGAATACTGCTAATAGATATTGCAATAATCCGCTGGCGTCACAGCCAGCAGTGGGGAACTGTACACGACCAGCCCCAAGTCTGCAACGGACTTGGGGCTTTTTGCGTTCAAGGGGGCTTTTCCGAACAAGGAGAACGAAGATGTCTTACATGGGCCTTGCGCTTCCAGTTGAGGTCATCGGGTCGAGTTACGCGGCAAGCGGGCTTTCGATTCCGATGTACATAAAGAGCATCACCGATGCTCCATTGGCCCTGACGGGCACAACCGCAACGTTCACGATGGGGTCTAACGCTAATACGTCCGGCAGTGCGACGGCGTTGCTTCGTGCGAGTCGGACGGCGGCTTTTCGCGTTTACGCCGATGACGGCGGGGCGGTCTTGTGGGGTGTGGGCAGTGTGCCTGACCTGCGGGCGGGATTGTCACGGACGCTTGTCACGACCAGTCAAGCGGGCGGCTTCGTTCGCCTGTGGGGACACATGGGCTACCTCACGGCCTACAACGCCAGCGTCAGTAGTGAGCAGGTAGGTGGGCTGAATGGTCGTCTGGAATTGTGGCAGGCCGCTGCGGGGACAGTCGCGTTTGCTGGATATGGTGTCAGTGCTGGCGTAGTGGGTACTCTCGCCACAGTGGGCACAACCTCGGTTGGGTCTACCGCTGTTGTGGCAGGCTTGGCGGCTATGGCAGACCTGCGCGGCACGTTTACTCAAACGGGCAAGGCTGTTGGTCTTTACGTCGGCAAGTACGACACAACCAACTGGTCGGATGCAACCTCGCGGGCCAAGTTCGGCTATGGCATTTATGTTGATGCGGCCAGTGTCACCAACGGTTTCCAGTTTGGCGCGAGTGCTTCTAGTGATGGCTCTGGTGTCTCATTGGCGGGTTCGGCACGGCCATTTTCCCTGTACGCAGATACGGCTACCACATCGCTGACGACAGACACGCGCACCTTCTTGGTACGAACCCTGATTGGTACAACTCAGACCTCTTCGCAAACGCTGTCCAGCATCCGCGCACAACTCAAGGTCAAGAGTGCGGTTGACCTGCAAGCGGGCTTCTGGCACGCCATTCGCGGTTACGTTGAGGTTGAGGGCGCGACATCTCTGACCAATACTCTAATGTGCCTGTCTGCTCTGGAAGGATACTTTGGTCTTTCTGGCACGGTGACGATTGGTGCGAACGCGGTTGTCGCGGGTGTCAAGGCCATTATTGCCAACGAAGCCGCAGGCGCTTTCTCTGGTAGTGGTATTGCGGCAGCCTTCTATGTCGCGTCTGGTACTCCTTACTGGACGTATGGCCTCTATATTCCTGCGGGCTGCGCGACGCAAGCCATCGGCCTCGGCACTTCGGCTGCTCCGCTTGCTCTTGTCGCCTCAACGCCGCACGTGGCGATGTACACGACCAGCGCGTCCACCTCTGGCGAAATCGTGGGAGCGCAGATTACGCAGACCATGACGGCTGTAAGCACAGGGGCCTACGTTGAAGGGTTGAAGGTTTCTCTCAACTCTGCGGTCAAGCTCGGCAACCCCTGCGCCATCTATGGCATCATTGACTTCAAGACAGCAGGCTTCGCTCATGGTGCAACGTCGGTTATTCAAGGCGAGTTGATCTTCCCCTCTACTGATGTTGTGATACGCGGGACTTACCCAGTGTTCTCGGCAGAAATCGGATGTCCCGCAGCGTTCAAGGCTAACGGCAACCCGATTATCGGGTTTGCCCTTGACGCTTACGGAGATGGCAAGACCGAGTTTGATACTGCGGGATACTTGATCTCTCTTGCTGGTGTCACGCCAGCCATCGGTAAGTTCCTGTCTGCAAACTCTCAGACTGCGCGTTGTCTAACTGCCACTGGCGTTACTCGTTACATGGTCTTGAGTCGAATTGAGGACGGCTTGGGCTTGGGTGTCACAGGTACACCAATGACTCTCGTGGCGTCAAGTCCATTCTTCTCAATGTTCACAACCAGCGCGGCCACATCGGGCGAGACATATACGGCGCTAATCAACCATGTGAACACGGGCGTAAGCTCAGGTGGTTACTACGAGACGCTCAAGGTCAGGTTCGAGTCCGCTGTCAAGGTTGGTAATCCTTGCGCTATCTATGGGATTATTGACTTCAAGACCGCTGGTCTTGCTCACGGCGCAACGTCGGTCATTCAGGGTGAACTGATTTTCCCGTCCACCGATGTCGTGGTGCGCGGGACGTATCCAGTGTTCACAGCGGAAATCGGCTGTCCATCTGGACTCAATATGCACGGCAACCCGATTATCGGGTTTGCTGTGGACGCTTACGATACTGGCAAGACTGAGTTTGACACCAACGGGTATATGTTCTCTCTGAGTGGCATTACGGCTGGGGGCGGTAAAGTCTATGACGAAACTGGCACGACCATGACGGCTGACTCCACGCTGAGAATCCTAATCAACGGCGTGCCGAAGTACCTGCTGGTCAGGGACGCCGCGAGCTAACGATACATGGCTTCTGGGGACTGTGCCTGAAACAGTCCCCAACCAAACTTTTCTAGGGGGCTAAGGAAAATGAAACTCTCAGTCTTTGAACGTCTAATCTTGTCGCAGATTCTATCGGAGCCGGGTGTCGAGGCCGACTTCACTACCCTTCGCATCGTGCGGAAGTTGCGCGAGAACGTTTCTTTCTCAGAAGAAGAACTCGCTGCGCTAAACTTCCGACAGGGCATGGATTGGAGCAAGTGCCCCAAGTGCGGTGCGAGTACGATAGAGTTTACGAAGGGCAGGGCCAGTCCCGAAAGGCGTTGCGTCATCTGCGGCTTTGAGGGCATGGCAGGCGAGAATCAAATTTTCTGGAATCAGGCCGCGCCTCAAGAGGCCGAGATTGAGATTGGCAAGAAGGCCACCGAAGTTGTCAAGGACAGGCTGGAAGCGATGGACAAGTCCAAGAAACTTGTCGAGGAACGCCACTTTACCCTGTGTGACAAGTTCGGGCTGAAGTTTGAGGACGAATAACTATGGCAACTTACGAAGGCGCAATAGCGCAGCCCGTTGAGTTCAGGCCCGAAGCCGACAAGGGGCAAGGGCTGAACCTTGCGCTCTCCCCGCAGTGCGGCGGCGGGACGGTGGTTTACAACATCACCTTTGACGCGACTCTGGCGCTCATCAATGCAAATGCTGTTGTCGTCTCCGTCCCGGTCAACCGGCGGTTTCGTCTCATTGACGCGATGGCGGTTGCCTACGGCGGGGCGGTCACGGGCCTGACGCTATTGGAACTTGTGTGCGGCGCTACTGTGCTTGTCTCTTACGCGCAAACCAACCTGACAGAGAACACCTTGCTCAAGTTTGGGGATACGGGCGTGACCCTCTTGGCGGCTGGCGCGTCCTTTTCGGCTCAGACGGCGGACGTTGACTTGCAAGTGACCAGAACGGTTGCGGACGCAGAGACGGCGACGGGGGTGAGGTTCATCATCACCTACGCGCTGGACTAGGGATAAAGGCGACAGATGAGTGACCTTGATTTTCAACTTTTCATTCCGCTCGACAAGAGCAAGACAGACGATGAAAAGCAAATGGTCTATGGTTATGCCTCTGTGGAGGAACCGGATTTCTCAGGGGAAATCATGGACTTTGAGACAACGTTGCCCTATGCAATGGCGTGGTCGGAGGATGCTTATAAGCGCACTGGTGGGTTATCTCGTGGAAACCTGCGCGGGCAACACAATGAGAAAATCGCCGCTGGGGTCTTGACGGAATTTTCGGCTGACAAGACAAAGAGAGCATTTCCGATTGCGGCGCACGTTGTAGACAAGCAGGAGTGGATCAAGGTCAAGACGGGGACATATTCGGGCCTAAGTTGGGGGGGCAAATACGTCAATCGCTGGCACGATGGAAATTACATACGCTATACTGCCAAGCCAATTGAATTAAGCCTAGTGGATGCCCCGTGTGTTCCAAGCGCGACATTTCAAATGGTCAAGGGCGGGAACGTCCTTATCAAATCATGGTCGCAGCCGAAGCACAAACTTCTGCTGGTTGGGGAGGATGATATGACCAATGTTGTTGTGAACATCCCTATCTCGGCTTTGAAAGGGGGTGATCCAATCTCAATCTCTGCCCAACAAGCAGACTTGGCGAAGGCGATGCCGCAAGGCCCAAGCATCACGAACGTTCTGATTGCCGCCGACAAGGAAAACCCGCCAGAGCCGATTGCACAGAAGCCTGACTTCTCGGTGAATGTGGTGGACGACCAGAAGAAAGTCCTGCCTATCAGTCCAGACTTGGCGAATGTCGAGAGCGGGGCGCAAGCGGCGGAAAGACACCCGCCTGTGGTGAACATTACGCCCGAAGTGGAGAAGGTCATTGCTCAGTCCGAGTCACAATTGCCAGCGACCTACACGCCGCCCATCGGGGTGCGCGACATCGCAATGCGTGGGCTGGAAGGCGTCAAGGACAACGACGTCGCCAAGCTGATTTCAAGCGGCGCACCCTTGACGTTGGGCTTTGTTCATTCAATGGTAAGTTACTTTGCAACCCACGAAAGCACCGACCCCAACTGGCAGGTGTGGGGCGGGACTGAGGGGCGCAAGTGGGCTGAGAAGATTGAGCGCAAGGTGGGCAGTGACACCGTTATCAAGGCGGTGCAGGACATCCCTGGGTTGAAACACATTGCGGAAGGCGATTTGCAAAAGTGCGAGAACTGCCAGCACTTCCGCGATATGGCCTGCGGCTATTGCCAGAAGTATGACAGCAAGATTCAGCCCGATTGGGTATGCCAATCGTGGGACAAGTCAAGCGGTCATCCTGACGCCGCTCCGATTGCGGAACAGGGCGGTATGCTGATGGACGCACAGAAAGCCGTTTCAACACCAACCGAAACTACCAGCACATCCGAAACCGAAGCGGTGAAAGCCGAGCCTGTAACCGAGTCCACCACAACGGAGGATTCTAAGGCTTGCAAGGCCGATGATGTTGACAAGGCAATTACCGAAGCCGAAAAACTAGGCAAAGCCGTCGGCATTGAGAACAAGAACTTTGACAAGTCCCTGCCCTATGACGATGAGTTTGAGAAGCGCATCCCGAAGAAGGAAGGCGAGCCGAAAAGCCCGCCGAAGGGCTACCCGAAGGACGCCAAACTCTACGGCGACCCGGCCAACTTCTCTTGGCCCTGCGACAATCCGGGCCGATGCGCTTCCGCGATGGCCTACTACAACGCAGGCAAGGGCAAGGGCAAGTACGACGAGCGCGAGTGGCGCATCTTGGGACGCCGCATTGCGCGACTGGTCAATCAACACGGTGCTAAAGACGGCACTGTGAAATTCAATCCCCGCACAGGGAAGCTGGAGCGGGAAGCGGAGGGTAAGAAAATGGCGAAGGATTTGAAGACGGCCCGCACCCTCGTTGGCGAAGTGCGGGGCAAATTGGACAGTGCGCCAGAAGGCATGACGCCCGAACTCATCGCGCAAGCGGCGAGTGCATTGGACGTTGTGATGAACGAGCTATCCGAAGCGACGAACGAACAGGGCGCGGTGATTGGGGCAGAGCCTCCGGCGGTGAAGGCTGCGAAACCCGAAACCAAGCCATCGCCTGAAACGACTTCTTCACCGTCTAGCGAGACGACCGAATCGCCTAAGACGGTCAAGAAGGAGGACAAACCTATGAGCGACACGACGACATCCCCGACCACCAGTGTCCCGTCGCAAGCCGACGTGAAGAAAGTTGAGCCGATGCCGACTCAGCCCCCGGTGGCCTATCAGACGTTCAACATCAACACGGGCAACGTTCACCTGCCGGAGTTCATCTCCGCGCTTGCGGACGAAGGCAATATGTTCAAGGCTCAGAAGATTGCGGGTCAGGGTTCCAGCTTTGACGAGATGTTTGCCAAAGCGCAGATTGACTTGCTCAATCAGGGCGGCTGGACGAGCGCCAACGCCCGGCGCGGCATAGGCGGCCTGCCTGCCGCTGGACAGGACTTGTGCTTCAATGCTGACTGGGGCGGCAAGGACGAGCAACTGAAGAAAGCTATCACGCTTTCCAGCATCCCCGGCATCTACCTGATTCGCCTAGCCAAGCTGATGCTCCCCGTCTATGCGGGCCTCCGCAATCGCCTGCCGACTCAAACGGCGGCGACGGGCAGCAATCAGGCGATTTGGCGCGTGAAGTCGGGCTTCGGCACGTTCTCGTTCGTGGACGCCCTGATGAGCGCGGAAAACACCACGGGCGCATCCGTGACCGATACGTTCCTGTCCTTCACTGCGCCCTACCAGCGCGTGACGGTCAACGACAACGTGACGCTGGAAGCCGTCTACACCACGCGCCAGTACGATGACCCGCTACAAGTGGCAATCATCGGCTCGTTGTCTACCCTGCTTCAATCCGAAGAGATGAAGATTATGGGCGACAACTACACTGACCTCGGTGCGCCTTCTGGCACGCCCGTTGCGGCGGCAGTGGCGGGCGCTGGCTTCTCAGCTGGCACGGCGGACACGTTCAAGGTCTCGGCTCTGTCCTACATCGGCACTCTCGTTCCTGCGAAGGGACAGGTGGGCGCTGTGGACGCTGTTGGCGAGAGCACTCCATCGAGTGTGTCCAGCCCGACGGTCAATGGCACGACCTCAACTTCTGTAACCCTGACGTGGAACGCCGTCAAGGGCGCTGCGTCCTACAACATCTACTGGGGCTTGAACGGCGCGAACTGGTACTGGGTCAAGACCAGCACGGCGACCTCGTGCAGCATCTCGGCGGCTGAGGTTGCGGCGGCTCTGGCGACGAACACGCCCAACACTGGCGATGAGAGCGGCAACGCTTACGGTTACGAGGGCTTGATTGCTTGGGCCGAGAAATCTACCATCTACTCTCAAGTAACGACCCTCCGCAAGTTCACCGACCAAGCGGGCGCGGCCCTGACCACGACTTCCAGCGGCATCAGTGAGATTGACTCGGTGCTGTCCTACCTGTGGACGAACTGGAAGACCGCGCCTTCTCTGATGGTGTCCAGTCCGGCGAGTCACCAGCACTTTAGCGAGAAAATCATGGCGGCGAACAACCCGGCCATGTACCGCGTCGAGACTAACACCAACTTGGCGGGCGCAATCGTCGGCGGCGTGTTCGTGACGGGCTACCACAACAAGTTTGCCAACTACGCTTCGGGCCTGCCGAGGGTGATGGACACGATGGCTCACCCGAATATGCCTGACGGCACGTTCCTGTTCTTGAGCGAGAACGTCCCGTACCCGATGGCGAGAGAGGCACGCGGACTCGCACTCGACACTCTGATTCCGTACACCTACTTCCCGTTGGCAGCAGCGACGACCATCAACTACCCATTCGCTATGCTTTGTTCAGAAACGCCCATCTGCTTCCATCCGGCTGGTCAGGCAGCCATTGTAGGTGTGTCTATCGTGTAGTATCTTGTCGCAGAGGGGGCAGGAACGATTCTTGCCCCCAAAGCGATTAGGAAAGGTGCTTCCAAGACTTTCGGTTGACTATGTTCATGACTGTCATGCGACTCAGACCATACTGTTCAGCAACGTCTTTCTGCATCTTTCCAGAATAAACTAGGCGACGGATTTCCAGAACATCTAGGTCAGTCAATTTAGCATTCCAATTCCGTTCGCCGCGAGGCGGGTTGTTCCTGCCCTTTAACATCATGTCTTGGTTGTTGTCAGCGTCAGTACCGACAAACAAGTGGCTTGGGTTCGTACAGGAAGGTCGGTCGCAGGTATGGCATACCAACTTTCCTTCGGGAATCTCGCCATGTGCAAGAATCCAAGCAACTCGGTGAGCGTGAACCGTCTTGCCTCTGAATCTAAAGTTGCCGTAGCCAAGTGAATCTTTAGAGCCAGTCCAGTTCCAACACTCTTGGTCTGAGCGTTTGTCAACTTTGGCCCAGAATAGGCCCACTGTGTCAACATGGGAATAACGGTTCGAGTTGGCGCAGTGAATGGAACAAAACTTGACGTGCGGGTGTCCCTTGTGGTCAAACTCTTTGCCGCACCACTCGCAGGTCTTGGTATGGTCGGTGCAGCGCTGAGTCAGGTTGCACCTGTGGCAATACTTGGCGGTGTTGAGAATGGGCTTACCGCAGAGCGGACAGGTCTTTCCTTTCTCGTATCTGTACCGAGCATCCCAACACTTGCGACACAGGCCATGAGTACCTGGCGCAGCCGAGACGGTCTTACAATCGTGACATAGTTTTTTCATCGTAGCCTCCTAACAATAGTTTGTGCGATTGAATGATAGCACATATCAGTCAATAGCGCAAGTGGTAGAGTTGATACTTTATGCCAGATGCTTTCGGTAACACCCTTTTGCCTCTCTTGTCGGAGGTCGCAGAGGATTACGGGTCTGCACTTTACGAAGTCATGCAGCCCTACCCGCCTCCGACGATAGCCAACTCGCCCGACAACCCAAAGGGGCGCTGGTACGAGCGCGGCTACGGCGAGAGATGGCGAAGGCGAAACGGAAGCATCGGCGGTCGCCCGACATCGGGGCAATTGGGCGACAGGTGGACAAGGACAACCGAGACTCTGGGCGAGGACGAAGTAGACGCAACGGTGGAGAACATCGCTCAGAACGCAATCAGCGGCGCTTACTACCCGACCTACGTTCAGGGCGAGGTAGAAGACCAGAGCCGAGTTCACCAGAGCATCGGCTGGAAGTCGGTGGACACAGGACTCAGCGAGACTGAGCCAACCCTGGACAGGCTGCTTGATGAAGCGTTGGACAAGTTCTTGGAGGCTCTTTAGGTGGATTACACAAGTTTTGAGCAAGTCAAGCTGGAAATCGGCGCTCACGAAAACGTGGACGACTCAAAACTTGCCACCTACGTCACGGCGGCCAGCCGAAGCGTTGACCGCTATTGCACGGGCGCACAGGACAGCGCGGGCGATAACTATTTCGCTATCAGCACCTTGACCGACGAGGTCTTGACGGGGTGGGCCGACAGCGACAGTTACGTGTCCACCTACCTGCACAAGCCGACAATCAGCGGCGTCACGGCCCTGTCATGGCGGGTGACGCCGAGAGATTCTTGGACAGCCGTTGCGTCCACTGACATTGTGACGGACGGCTCGCCGCTGGTCAGGGGCTACGCGCCGGGCTACGTCATCGGAAGAGTGTTTCTCAAAGTGACTTACTCTGGTGGGCTGGCGGCGACTGTGGCGGCGTTGCCGAGCGACTTTGTGGAGAACGTTGCTGTCATTGCGGCCCGTTTCTACCGCGAGGGCGAGGCGGGTGTCTCGGACGTTATCGGCGTGGGTGACTTGGGGCAATTGATGTATCGCAAGGCTCTGCCCAACCGCGTCTATCTGTTCTTGGCGGCCTATGTTCGGCGCATCCCGTGGAGGCTCTAGGTGAGCGTCACCGATGTAATGGCTGGCCTCGCCATAGTGGAAACGAGGCTCAAGACAGCGGGGACAATCAACCACGTCTTTGACGTTGCGCCGAACAGCATCAATCCTGCTGACCTGCCATGCTTTGTCAATATGCCGGGGCAGGAGCGGGTCAAGTGGGAAGGCGGGAGCGACGAGTCGGAAACGGCGGGGCTGGCGACAAGGGTCTACCACTGTTTGCTCTACGTCGTGCCGAGGGGCGTGGGCGTAAGCGGCGAGATTGTCAGGGTGACACTGCCTGTTCTGGACTTGGCGAGAGTCGAGTTTCAAGGCAGCCAGTCTCTCGGCGGCAAGAAAGGAATCGTCCGGGTGAATTACTTGGGCGACAGCGGAGTGCGCGAGTTGACCTACGTGGGCATGGGCTACATCGGGGTTGACATCCAAGTGGAAGTGACGGAGAGGATTGTGGCTTACTATGCTGACAGTGAGTAAGCATACCCAAGCCGGTTGAGGAAGGAACTCCGGCGCAGGACTTTTAGGAGGAATAGAAAATGGCAGTTCCAAGTTCACTTTTCGCAACCGTTGGGTTTAGGAACTTGCGAGTGTTCGCACTGGACAGCAACGGTTACATGGCGGCGACGACCTCGACGACGGCCTACGAGGGCATTCGCGTCACCAAGAGCAAGGTCTTGACCCTCACGCACCCAGAGGCGCGGCTCATCATCCATCACGGCGATGACCGAATCTTCTCTCTGGACACCTTGCCGCCCACCGAGCCGCTGACGGGCGAGATTACGCTTGCCAACTTCAATCTTGAGTTTGACGCGCTGGTGGGCAATGTCCTAGTCGTCACGCAGAACGAAATCAAGATGATTTTGGTGGCGAGCGACCAGCAGGGCAACGAGCCGCTGGTGGGCCTGTTCGCCTATCAACAGGGCTTGGACGCGGACGACACTTCGGCTGAGTTCAATGAGCGCCGCTGGCACTTTGCAATGATGCCGAAGGCATGGTGCATCAAGCGTATGCCGCCCGCGAATGCGGACGCGGCCAACCCGCTGTACACCGTGCGCCCGAACTTTGTCACCAAGTACCTGACAGGCAATGCGTTCGCCTCTACGACTGAGGGGGCGACCCAAGCCCAACTTGTTCATGGTGTGGCGAACTACAAGCCCAAGCTGGTAGCGTGGAAGTCCACCACGTCGGGCGAGACGTTCTACCCGTTCCCGACTGCCACTCCTGCCGTCTCTGGCGACACGATGGGCATCCCGATTGTGTGCGATGCGGCGGCTCTCAAGGCCGCCAATGTGACCTACAGCACCACAGGCATCACGCTTTCCAGCACAACGGTTGGCAACATCATCTCGTGTATGTACGAGACGAGTTAGTATGTACGAGACGAGCTAGCGGGTCTAGCGCAGACGGTTCTCCTAACTCTCTACGCGGTTTGTGCGGAATCGGCTCTGCGCCGAAACCGGACGGGCAGAGGACACGCCCCCGTTCTCTGCCCGCCTTCGTACAAGCGGGGGCAAAAGGGGGCACGATGCAAACTAAGACCATCACGTATCAAGACGCAGAAGTCTCGGCGGAGTTGACCATCGGGCGGGCCAACTATCGCATGGGGCTTGTCCATTCCTCTTTGATTGACTCCGCACGCGAACGCCTGTTCCCAAAAAAGAAAACCGAGCAGGACAAGGAAAAAAAGCCTGAACCTCCTCGTTACGATGAGGATTATTGGATTGGCTTGTTCTCTTATCCTGCCCTGTGTGCGGGGACGGTCAAAGGTGTGATTGCGCTGACCCCAAAGGCTTACACAACCGTTGTGGACGGTCAGAGCATGGAGGTAAGCGGGTGTTCCCAATACAATCTTGACCTTCACAATCACATCACTTGGGAGCAATATGAAGACCTGCCCGAAGAACTGGTGACGCAGTGGGAGAACGCCGTCTTTGAACTTAATCCCCACTGGCTACCCGCGAAGCCGAAGGACGAGCAAAAAAAAGCAGTTGGCGAGTCTACCGAAAGTTAGCCAAGCGGGGAAAGGGCAAAGACCCCAGAGGCGATTCGGAAGAAAGCCTTGTACCCGTTGAACTGCACGACCCGGAGTTTGCATTTTACGTCTATGACTTGATGGAAGCGTTCGACTGGCGCTTCCTTCCATCGCAACTGTTGGCAGAGGATGAAGCCCTAATGGATGACCTGTTCACCATCAGCCAGATGTCAAGTTGGGTGAAGGAAGCGGGCGAGATTGAGCAGATGTCAAGTTGGTCTGACAAGGTAGTGCAATGGCGGGAAAAGCAACTGAAAGAATCCTGACCGTCAGGATACAACTCTTGCTGGAAGACAAGCAGGGGGCGCAAGCCGCGTTAGCCAAGATTCGGTCCGACGTTGACGCGGTGGGCGCTACGTCGGTCAAGTCTGGACAGGTCGCGGCGCAGGGGCTTGGACAAGTCGGGAATGCGGCGGCCCAAGCCAAGCCGCAGGTGGACGCGCTCAACGAGTCGCTGGAAAAGGCGGTTCAGTCTGCGAAGGTTGCCCCAACCGTTCCAGCACAAGCCGCTGCGGGTCAACAGCCTACCAACGCCATACAGCGCATGGAGGCTCTGAAAATTGAGGCCCGCGCCGCTCTGGAAGCCGCAACCGCACACAAGCAAGTCGCCGTCGCAACGGTTCAGGACGCACAAGCCACCAACCAAGACACGCAAGCCACGCAGACATCGGTCAGGGTAGAGGAAGAACTAAACGCTACTCTGGCCCAAAGAATCAACCTGTTCAACCAGATGCGCCAGCAAGGAGTCTCGCCTAAAGACGCCGCTGCGTTCTTGGGTGTTCCCGCTGAAACCCTCCAGCGGGCCGTTCCATCAGCGCAACCCGTAGAGTCAGCGGTTCAAAGATTGGCGCGGCAGAAGCAAGAGGCGATTGAGGGCTTGCGAGCGGCAGGAGTCGGAGCGGGCAGAACGACTGGGGCTGGTTTCGTTCCCCCAGTTGGCGATGTTCTACGTGCAGGCGAGGGGATGTCGGTAAAGGAAGCCGAGAAGTTCAACCAGTTGGTTGCTCAAGGCGTCCCTGGGATTGAGGCCGCCCAACAAGCCATGTCGGGATTGGGACAGCAGACCAAAGGCGTCACCGGTGGTCTGCGCGGTATGCACGGCGCTTACATCGCTATCTTCTCCATCATGCGCCTCGGCATGGAACTGCAAACGGCGGGCGCTGCGCTCCAAACCGACATCAACACCAAGCAAGCCACGTACCTCAAAGCCGCTGGACAGTTCAGCCCACTGGCGAGGGCATGGAACGAGCAACTGGCGAACGTGGAACGCGCCAACGCCAGAATCGGGGAAATCATCACTGAGCAACAGTTGCCTGCCATGAAGGAACAGGCAGCCCAAGCGCAACTTCTCTCAGACATCTATGCGCGTCATCCCGCGCTGTCTAGGGCGCAAGTCGGGGCGGGGCAAGTCTTGACTGGCGCAGGCGGGATACTGCAATACGGCTCGCAGATGGCTATGCTGGCGCTGAGTTTGCAGCAACTCAGCCACAGCGGGATGCTTGGCGCGGGCGGCATATTCGGAGCAGGCGGGCTAAGAGGACTAGCTGGAACAACTGGTCTTGCGACTGCGGGAGCAGGCGCGGGAGTCATGGGAACTGGCGCACTCGGACTTTTGACAAATCCTGTGACGGCTGGCATTGCTACTGGCGCTATTGCTAATCAGTTTATGCCAACTATTAGAACAGGAGCACGTGGCGTAGATATTGGAATGGGTGCGACCATCGGGGCAGAACTGGGCAAGTTTGACTTTGACAAGGCCGCTGCGCTTGTACAACGATGGGCACTTGCACATTTGGCGGGCCAGAACGCTGCCGATAAATACTTTACTGCCATATCCGAGGGCAAAGGCTGGATTGACGCAGCAACCGCCGCTGAGATGAGACTTGCTATGGCGCGCAAGGAAGGTGTTACAGAGATTGACACCTTGAAAATGAAGGCTACTTGGTCGCAGGGTGTCACGGCCTACGTGGATTACCAGAAGCAATTGACCGACCTAGACCAGCAGACTTCTGACCAGCGCACCAAAATCAACAAGGACTACTCCGACAAGGAAAGTGAAATCCGCTCAAAGTATGGTCAGGACTGGCTTGCCATAACGTCGGACTCCATCAAACAGCAGAAGCGAGAGGATTCTGACCTCGCCTTCAACCGCGCCAAGCAAGCAAGGGACTTTGAAAAGAGCGAAACTGAAACCACTCAAGACTACTATGCCGACAGGCTCAAGGCCGCGCAGGACTTTGGCGAGGAAGAAGTCAACAACGAGCGCAAGCACCAGCGCGAGATGGCGAACATGGAGCAAGACCACCAGTTGCGAATGGAGGAGTTTGTCGCAACGGGTGATGCGCTAGGCGCGTTCAGGGAGATGCGGAACTATGAGGTCAAGCGCCAGCAGGCGGAAGCGACCTACGCCGATGAAACCGAGACGCGCAGCAAAGACCTCGGCAAGCGTCTGGCCGAGATGGACGCCGACTTTGCCAAAGAGCGGGAGAGGCGCAAGGAACACTTTGACCAGCAAATCAAAGACCAAGATGAGGTTCTGGCTAGGCAGAGAGCGCAAGACGCACAGGATTTGAAAGACCGCTTGAAGGCGCTTGACGATGAGCGCACAGCATCGTTGACAAAACTGGAAGAGAACAAGAACGCCGCACTTGGCGAGCTTGACGACACCGCCACGAAGGAGAGGGAGAAAATCACAGGGACTTTCAACGACCTGATGAACGACCTCGGCATACAGACCGATGCGGCCAAGAAAAAGTACCAAGCCTACTTTGACATGATGGGCCTACAATTCGAGAACTACATCGGCAGGGTCGGGGCGGCTATATCTGGCCTGCCTGGGTTTGAGCAAATGGCGGGCCTAGCGCCAGCGCAGAGGTTGGCGGACATCTCCAAGAAAAAAGAACAGGACATGACCACGCCAGAAGGGTTGCCCATTCAACAAAAAACGTCGCCGAGAGGGTATCCGGGTGTGGGCGTGGGCAGACAGCCAGTGCAGCCTCAAGCCGTTGGCGGGACACAGCCACAAAGCGTCAGGACAGAAACAAATTTCAATGTGAACATCACAGTGGACGGGAGCTTGTCTGACTCTGAGATGGCAACCATCCAATCCCAGACGCGACAGACGATTGACGATGTGATTCGGACACACAGGACAGGGCCGTACTGATGACTACTCTTTACCAACTTGGGCCGACCAATTCACTGCTTTACAGCACCGACACGCTGTTTGGTGTTGAGAGCCTAGCCAGCACGCCGTCACCCGGAAGCGAGTTCGTGGAGAACATGGCGGGTGGCATTACGGTTGAGGGCTACCGCCGAACGGTGTGGAAGTTCGGCTTCATGGCCGTGACAATCTATCATCGCCTACTGGCAACTGTCCTGTCCAGCGCGGGTACAGGGACGGTGGACATCACAACCACCACGGCGCTTGAGGGAGGCGGGACAGCGTTCACTACGCAACTCGTCGTTGACGCCGATATATGGGTTGCGCCCACAGGCGGGTTTGACAACATCGGCATTATCTATTCCATCACCGACGCGGATAGTGCTGTCATGGCGGCGGCTTGGGCAAACACCCTGAACACGCAGGCTTTCCGCTATCGCCTACCGACAACCTATTCCAGCACTTGCGTTGTCGTCACCCGCAGCGATGTTGACAACTTCCGTAAGTGGAATGCCGTCATCAGGATGCCGAACCCGAAGGACTTGAAGCGGTGGGGCGGTGACTATGAGGACGTGGTTCTGGATTTCGTGTTGACGAGTCTGAACGTGTCATAGCGGGATGGAGAAAAGATGAACCTTGCCCCTTCCCGCGTCGGTGTCCTTTTCTCACCCAGCACACCTATCTGGACAGGGACAATCTCTGCCTACGTTGGAGCGGATACCTTTCGCCTGACCGTCGCCACGGTGACGGGCAGTTTGGCCGACCTGTCGGCGGGCCTCGCCGTTTACACCAGCGACGGCAGGCTGGTTAGAATCAAGTCCGTCAACGCGGGTAGCAACTATATCTATGTCGCGGAGAACAGCCTGTCCACTGTGGCGGGCGGTGGGTTCGTGCTTGGCACAACCCTCTCGGTCTACAACTTGCGCCTCCCCTTCCCCAAATACCAGCGCGTGATGACCAATGTGGCGACTGTCACAGGCGATGCCTATTCCCTGATTACCGACCTCAAGTTGTTTTCCGAGACGACACTTGACTCTACCTACTGGTGGGATGTCTATGCCAATTCGGGCAACTGGCATCTCCAAATCTACAATGACAGCACCCGCGACCCGGAAACTCTCGTTGCGCGCTCAACTGTCATCCCTTCTACCGGGTCAGGCTGGCGGTACAGCATAAAAGAGAAGAACGACAGCGGTTTGTCAGGCGGGGTGACGCTGACATTTTCAGGTGCATCGCCCACAGCCGATGATGGCACTATCACCGTTGCCGCTTACCAAGTAAGAAAAGACTATGACATCACTTGGGCTAGTCTTGGCGCGAACGACGCGGCACGCAACAATGCCGAGCAAGGGCCGATAGCCATTGTCTACCCAGAGACGGCCAAGCTGGACTTGAATGAGGTCGCCACATTCGATGCAAGCGGCTCGTTCGCCACTTACTACGGCGCAGACCACCGAGCGCCCAACCCCGATGACCCCGCCACGATTCCAGCGGGGGGCTATGAGTGGGTCTTGGGAACAGGCGGCGTGTTCGACAGCGGTGAGGATACCTCTGTCATCACTTGCCATTTCACCACAGCGGGTTTCCGCTACATCTCCCTGACCGTCACCGACGACAACTCCGTCTCTCAAGTTCGTTACATCCCCGTCTGGGTTGGCATGACGCCAGAGACGAACTTCCTGAGCGGCAGTATGTCGTTTGAGATTGGAACGAGTTACCGCGCTCGACTGACCATGTATATGCCTACCGAGCCGTTCCGCTACGCGCTGGTGTTGTTAGTAGACTTGGATAATGACGCACCTCTGTTTCTCGGTTGGATTTGGCCGCATGAGGCGGAGTACGACTTTGAGAAGCGCATCGCCTCATTTGAGGTTTGGCCGACTCTGGCGTTTCTGCAGAACGTGTCCGCACGCCCATTTGAGTTGTATGGGCAGAAAGGCGATGCTCAAAGTTGGGACTATTTTGATATGCTGTCCGTCCCGCGCATCGCCTATTTCCTCTTGCGCTGGCACTCGACGGCGCTGGAACTGTGCAACTTCAAATTCAACGTGGTCACGGCCTCAGTCCCGACAGCGGCAGCGGCAGACACGCCTTTGCAGTACATCCGAGACGTGACGGCGGGCAGCATTGGTGAGCAACTGAGCGTTATGGCCGCTTCTCCCTTTCTGGCGCTGTACGGCCATGCGCTTGGCGACATCGAGGCTGTGCTTGACCCGATTTACGCCGCCGACATCACCACGCCCTACGACACGCAGACGCTTGACCTGACCTTGCCCAACGTAGCCGTGAAGGTCAGGCATACTCTGACCACGCCGACGGTCAACGAGGCGAGGTTGGGCGGGTGGTACTACGATGGCTCAAACTACTATCCCATCGTCGTGCAATCGCCCACGCGCCCCGGCAATTGGGGCAAGCCGAAGGATGACCAGAACTTTGTCGTGTCCACAGTCTCGGAACTGGTGACGCGGGCAGGGCGCTACATCGGAGCGGAGAACTACGGCGACATCTACGGCTTCCGTTGCCTGAGCCACATTGACCTCAAGACCTACAAGTTGGTGGACTATCCTGCTGACCTGTTCACTTCTGCAACTCGCATGATTATCAGGAAGCTGGACTTGACCTTTGATGTGTCCAAGTCGCTGTGGGTTGAGACGCTGGAAGCCAAGACGTTTGGGCTGACAGAACTGGCGGGACAGGAACAGGAAACAGGAATGGATCCAAGCCCACCGCCAGAATCGCCGTCAACGCCCGTCACTCCAACAAATCTAATCGCAACAGCAATCTCCAACACCCAGATTGAACTGGATTGGAGCGCATCGGGCGATTCCCACACCTTCATTCAGATTTGGCGTAGCCCGGATGGGACAACTTACGCCAACATTGCTACTGTGCCTGTCACAGAAACGACCTATTACGATTCGGGCCTGAGTCCAGCCACGCCGTATTGGTACAAGGTGATTGCGTTCAACAACATAACCTTTTTGTTTTCCAGTTTTTCCAATGTGGCGACAGCCACGACGACCAACTTCACAGACCCAACCAACCTGTTTGCGATTGCCATTGATGCAACGCACGTCACAATTGACTGGTCATCCACCAGCACGGGTGTCACGGCGTTCTGCGTCGAGCGCGGTACAGATGGGGTGGGTTTCGCGCAGATAGCCACAACAGATGATTTGGTGATGACTTACGCCGATTCGGGCCTGACAACGGACGTGGCTTATTACTACCGCGTCCGCGCAACAAACGGCGTAGGTGCATTCTCTGGCTACTCCAACGTCTCAAGCGCCACTCCATCAGGCTTCCTTGCGCCCATCTTGAGTACGAACAACTCAACCACGACAACCGTTGACTTGATTTGGGATGACCGCACCTCGGACGAAGAACACTTTGAGATTCAGCGCAAGCAGACGGGTTCGTGGGCGACGGTTCAGACGACGCTGGCTGATGTAGTGACTTGGCAGGACACGCTACTGACGCCAACGAACCTGTATTACTACCGTGCAAGGGCAACCAAGACAGGCGTCAATTCGGCGTGGTCAAACACTGTTGCGGTTGTGACGATGAACTCGCCTACGGTGTTGACGGCGACGGCGATTTCCACAACGGCGATTGACTTAGGATGGACGGATAATAGCGCAAATGAGACAGGCTTCCAGATTGAGCGCGGACTTAGCGAGTGGGGCTACTTTACCATCATTGATACGGTTGGGGTTGGCGTAGTGGTGTACCATGACACGGGGCTAACACCTGATACAACCTACTACTATCGCGTTTGCGCCACTCACGCGCTTGGAAATTCGGGTTATTCCAATGTAGCCCACGCAATCACAACATTGCTACTTGCCCCCTCTGGCCTAACGGCGTCAGCAGTATCCAACATTGAGATTGACTTGTCGTGGACGAACAACGAGGGAACTGCTACGCTCAATCTGATTGAGCGCAGTCCAGATGGCATCACATTTGCCCAGATAGACAGTGTGGACGGAGGCGATGCTACCTATAATGACACCACCTGTATTGCTAACACACAATACTGGTATCAAGTGCGCTGTACAGACGGGGTTACGCACTCTGATTACTCAAACGTCGCAGACGCAACGACGGAACCAACCTTCCCAGTAACGGGGATTCTGGACACATTCTCTGGCGGAGATCAGGGCCCGCCTCCCGACGCGGATTGGGTGACTCCGGCTGCGCGTGATGGGTGCGTTACCAAAGATGGTCAAATGCAGCCTGACCCCGCCGGAGGTCTGGACGGCGGCGCGGTATGGAATCACGGCATCGGAGCATACTCCGAAGTCTATGCAACGACTGCTCACGTTCAGGATATGACTGGCGTAGTTGGCACGGTAGACGTGCTCCTCCTTGCCTGCAATTTGGCAAACCACGATCCGCTGGCCGACAACGGTTACTACCTACGAGTGTATTACACAGCTGGCTCAGGATTCTCTGTACAACTCTGCGATGACGTGAGTTCATGCGGGGTTGAAAGTTCCTACTTTACACTTGGCGAAGGCGATGAGATTGGATTCTCATACAGAGACGATGGGTACTTGCGGGCCTATCGCCGTCCTTCTGGTGGGTCTTGGGTAATGATTCTCAAGCAAGCGACATTCGATGTGCATGGTGCTGGTGATTTGGGCGTGTGGATATACCGAGTGCAAATCGGTGCGCCATTTTTCTCCTGTGTTTATCTAGACAACTTTGGTGGAGGCACAATCCCGTGAGCCTCTCCTCCGTTCTCGACCAATACCAGCAACTCGGCTACCGCGAGTTTGGGACGCTTGGGCATCCCAACGGGAGCCTCGCCGTCTCTGGGCGGCCTGGCTGGTACTACGTCACCTTCCCGAAGGGCGCAACGGGCGATGTGGACGTGGGCCAGTTCCCCGGCGGCATCGGCCTAGAGCGCGGCATGACTGTTGCCATCGTGCGTGACCCGTACACAGGCCAGCGCGTCATCAGTTCGTCTACAGCGGGGGGCGCTACACCCATTGGCGGCACAGCGGGCGGGGGCGGCATGACGCTTGCCGCACACGCCGCGACACACGGCAAGGACGGAAGCGACCCTGTTGCAACCTATCTCAGCCAAACGCTCGACTTCCGCGCCGTGCCGCAGACCGCCTTGACCGTCTACGTCTACGGCGGCGTGATACTGTTGGCGGGTGTTTTGACTCTAGTCGCCGCGCAGACGATTGACCTGACCGCCTACAAGCCGCCTTCTGGCTCTGGCGCTTGCTACGTCCTTGTCTACTTCAACACAGCGGGCACGATTCAGGCGACGGCGGGTACTACGGTGTCGAGTCGCGGCCTGTTGACAATGGCCGATGTTCCCGCGATTCCTTCCGGCTGCCTCGCAAGCGCAGCGGTCATCTTGGTGGCGAGCAACACCACAGTCATGGACACGCCCGCCCGACGCGACATTGTGGACTTGCGCTTTGCTGGCTCGGCTTCGCACAATCTTCTGAGCGGAACGCACGGTGACACGCTGACGGCGAGCGTTGTGGACGGCGACATTATCATCGGCAACGTCACGCCGAAGTGGTCAAGGCTGGCTATTTCAATTCCAGCAGCGGGAACGCTCAACTATCTCGGCATCAACAACGGCGAGTTGAGGCCAAGTTGGAAATCGGCCAGCGCAGCGCCAGGTGTGGCGGCCTCTGTCCTGCAAAGTGACACAGCGGGAAGCCTGACTCTTGGCGGCATCGTCTACTCCAAGCAAGCGGCGGCGGCAGGAATCTCGCTTGACCACAACAGCGCAACGGGCAATTTCACGCTGTCGCTCAGTCCGTCAAACCTGACAGCGAACCGTCGGGCAACGTTCCCAAACTACACAGGCGGGGTTGAACTTGTCCCGATTGAGTCCGCAACCGAACCTGCCGCCCCGCTGTTCGCGGGGATGCTGTGGCTGGATACGTCTTGAGGGGGCGTAATGGAGGATTTTTCTGTCTGCGTCATAGCGCGTAATGAGGAGCGCGGTCTGGGGCGCCTGCTAAAGTCTCTGGCGGGCGTCAAGGATATTGTCGTCTTGGACACAGGCTCCACTGACCGAACGGTGGAAATCGCCAAGTCCTACGGTTGCAACATCGTCTCTGTGGGCGACCGCTTCCGCTACAAGGCAACCCAAGCGCAGGTAGACGAGTGGCAAGCCCGCTTTGGGTGGAAGCCTGCTTTTGACACGCAAGGCAGTTACTTCCACTTTGCTGATGCGCGTAACTATTGCGCCTCGTTCGCCAAGAACGATTGGGTGTTCTGTCCCGACGGTGACGAGGAGATGCGATGGGACTTGGCGAAAGTGCGCGAGGTCATCCAACACGAAGACCATCTTGTGTACAGATTCGCCTATGCCCACAACCCGGATGGGACGCCCGCATTGGAGTTCACGCAATGCAAATTCTTCCGACGCAGCAAGTTTCACTGGACAAAATGGGTGCATGAAGTTGAAGGGCCACTACCGGGGCAGAATCCAAAGCCCCCATTCTACTGCGACTTTATCTATCACCATCATTGGCAAAATCCGACAACGGCGCGGGCCAATTATTTGCCGGGCCTTGAGCTGTCCGTCTTGGGAAATTTTGACGATGACCGCAACGTGTTCTACTTGGGCCGCGAGTATATGTGGTTGGGCCGATGGGACGAAGCCATTTTCATGTTCAAGCACGCGCTTGAAATCCAAACTTGGCTGGCAGAGCGCGGAGAAGCGTGGCATTTCATCGGAAACTGCTATCGTACTCAAGGCAAGAACAGCGAGGCTATCGAGGCTTACCATCACTCAATGATGGAAGACGACTCGCGCCGAGAGGCATTTTTCGCCCTAGCCTCTCTCTACGATGACGCGCAACAACTTGAGCGGGCCATTGTCTATTATCAGGCAGCGATGGCGATTCCCTACAGTCCGCACGGCTATCTCAACGACATGAAGTTGTTTGGCGCGACCATCCCTGACCGACTGGCCTTTGCCCATCACCGCTTGGGCCACTATGAGGAGAGCAAGAAGTGGTGGCTGGAGGCGATGGCCCACAACCCCGATGAGCGCATTCTGAGCAACTTCCGATTCTATTATGGCTACAGCCCGCCGCTGGTTTCCATTGTCGTGCCGACAGTCCGACCCGATGGGTTCAGGCGTCTTGAGGAGTCTATCAAGAGGAACACCCTCTACCCCAACTGGGAAATCGTCAAGGTGGATGGCGAGGGAACGGCCATTGAGAAATTCAACAAGGGTGTGGAACAGGCGAAGGGCGACTTTATCGTGTTTCTTGCCGACGACACTGAGGTTTGCTATGGCTGGCTCGTTCAGGCATACACCTGCTTCAAAGAGCACTTTGACAACAGGGGATTGGTTGTTCTGAACGAAGGCTATTGGCGCGGGGCTATGGCTAACCATTTCTTTTGCAGTAAGAATATCCGCGATGAGTTGGATGGAGAGATATGGCACGGCGGCTACCATCACGTTGGAGCCGACAATGAACTCAGTCAGCGCCTTAAGCAAAAGCGGCTCATTGCCTACGCCCCGAATGCCAAAATCATCCATCACCATCCCTGGACGCAAACTGATGGGACACCGCCTGCACCGAATGATGAATACTACGAGCGCATCTACAAGCATCTTGAGGCTGACCGCCAATTGCTGTGTGACCGACAAAGGGCGCTAAAGTTTGGCCCGAAAATCGCGGCCTTCTGCACGACCAACAACAACGCGGACATCATTGAGGAGTTCGTCAGAGAGAGTCTGAAGTACGTGGCGGAAGTCTATATCTCCGACAACGGCTCAACGGATGGAACGGCTGAGATTGCCCGCGCCGATGGCGCTCGTGTCCGAGACTCCGGCCTCGTCCACAACGACGAGGACTACAATGAGGGCGCAACCAAGCAAAAGGCGCTTGACTTTGCAATGGCGAGCGATTGCGACTGGTTCCTGTACTTGGACTCCGACGAGATACTTGAGGAACGAGCGGCAACGATATTGCCCCATCTCATCAACGACTTGCGCTATGACTCCTACGGCATGGCAGTTCCAACCTTCTGGCTGGACAGGGTTCACTACCGCGTGGATGGGGACTTTGCCATGTACATCAACCATCCCTACCCGACCAAGCTGTTCAATCGGCAGTCGGGCATTCAGATGACCGACCCGCCAAAGGGACAACACTCACGCCCACAGGTCAAGAACGCACTCAGGCACACCGACTGCGACTTGATGGTAAAGCATTACTCATTCCCAGACCGAGAAACAGCCCTGCGTAAGTACAACCGCTACCGCAAGGCTGACCCAGATAGCGTGATGTCCCGAAGCGTACCGCACTATGAGCACATCCACCCAGACTATTCGGGCGTGAAACTGGAATCTTGGGGGCAATTCTATCCCGCTTTGAATGAGATTGTCCGACAAGACGACCTTGTGTTTGACATCGGAGCCAACGCAGGCAACTGGACACGCATTTTCAAGAGTCTCGGCGCTAGAGTGGTATCCGTTGAGCCAAACCCCGAAGCGGCTGACAGCATCACGAATGACGTTGTAGTGCGTAAGGCGTGTACAGACCGGGCGAACGGTACGCTGAGTTTATGCCTGCCTAACGACCACGACCTCAGCGTGTTGGCAACGATTCTGCCAGAGCGTGCCCATTGCAATTTCTACCACGCTGCCTTTGACCAGAACAAGACCATTCAAGTCCCAACGACCACGCTGGACGAATTGATTGAGCAATACGGAGTCCCGAAGCACATCAAGGTTGATGTCGAGGGAGCCGAAGTCCAAGTCCTGAAGGGGCTTTCCTGCCCTGTCCAGTGGCTATCCTTTGAGATTCTGGGAATGCAACCAGATTGGAACGAGCCTTTTGATTTGATTGAGAAACTTGGCGAGTACCAGTTCAACATCACGTCCGGTCTTGACAGCGGCCCAGAGGATTGGAAGTTCCTTACCGAGTGGGGTAGCAAGGAATCCATTGAGAAATACTTTCAGAGCATCGCCAAGCCGACAAGTTACTTCAATGTGTACTGTAGGAGAGCGACCTGATGGCAGTCTTGAAAATACGTGACGCCACAAACTCTAGTTGGATTGAAGTCAGCGGCGGCGCTACCGGATACACCGGGTACACTGGCTATACTGGTTACACAGGATATAGCGGTGCCGACTCGGCTGTCACAGGCTACACAGGATATACTGGCTACACCGGCTACTCAGGAGCAGACTCCGCTGTAACGGGTTACACGGGCTATACAGGCTATACTGGCTACACGGGCGACTCAGGCGCGGCGACTGCAACGGGCGCAACGGGATACACTGGTTACACCGGCTACACCGGCTATACCGGCGCGGATTCTGCTGTAACGGGCTATACTGGCTACACCGGATACACGGGCTATACAGGTTACTCAGGAGCCGATTCTGCCGTCACCGGCTATACTGGCTACACGGGTTACACCGGGTACACTGGCGCTGATGGAGCCGCTACCACTACCGGGGCAACGGGCTACACAGGTTACACCGGCTACACAGGTTACAGCGGTGCGGATTCCACTGTCACGGGTTACACAGGATACACTGGTTACACCGGCCCTGTTGGAGAGACGGGCTACACAGGTTATTCGGGTGCAGACTCAACCGTCACGGGCTACACGGGATATACCGGCTATACTGGCTATTCTGGCGCAGACTCAGCCGTAACCGGGTACACAGGGTACACGGGGTACTCCGGGGCTGACTCAACTGTGACAGGATACACCGGATACACAGGAGCGGACTCAACAGTCACAGGTTACACAGGATACACTGGTTACAGTGGAGCGGATAGCGCGGTCACAGGCTATACAGGCTACACAGGATACACCGGCCCAGATATCACCGGCCCAACGGGGTACACCGGCTACTCCGGCAAAGATTCTACCGTGACGGGCTACACAGGATATACTGGATATTCTGGGGCGGACTCGACGGTCACGGGGTACACTGGATACACCGGGTATACTGGATACAGCGGGGCAGACAGTTCTGTAACAGGCTACACGGGTTACACGGGTTATTCAGGCTATACGGGTTACACGGGTTACAGTGGTGCGGACTCTGCTGTTACTGGATACACAGGTTATACCGGCTATACAGGATACTCTGGGGCCGACTCCGCAGTTACAGGATACACTGGTTACACAGGTTACAGCGGAGCCGACTCAACAGTAACGGGGCCAACTGGCTATACGGGATACAGCGGTGCGAACTCCACCGTTACTGGCTACACTGGTTACACTGGGTACACAGGCTACAGTGGGGCCGATTCCTCTGTGACTGGTTACACGGGCTATACGGGCTATTCGGGCGCAGATTCCTCCGTCACAGGATACACTGGCTACACTGGCCCAATCGGGGCGACGGGATACACGGGCTATTCTGGTGCAGACTCAACTGTGACAGGTTACACTGGCCCAGTAGGGCCAACAGGCTACACGGGATATTCCGGGGCCGATTCCTCTGTAACGGGGTATACGGGATACACGGGTTACTCTGGCGCGGATTCAACGGTGACGGGCTACACAGGATATTCAGGAGCAGACTCAACTGTTACTGGATACACGGGCTATACAGGCTATAGCGGAGCCGACAGCACCGTTACGGGGCCGACAGGTTATACGGGCTACACTGGTTACTCAGGAGCAAACAGCACCGTAACGGGTTACACGGGTTACACTGGATACTCAGGAGCAAATTCAACCGTCACGGGGTACACTGGCTACACTGGATACAGCGGGACTAACTCAACAGTAACAGGATACACTGGCTACACTGGATACACAGGCGACATTCAGGGCGCGGGCATCATCGGGCGAGTGGCACAATTCGTTACGAACACAAAGACGCTTGAAGCGGCCAACATCATCGGGCCAGCCGCGAACGTCCTGACATTGACCGCAACGGCAGCCAGCACGTTGGGACTGGCAATTTCAGCCGGAAAGGTATTGACGCTCACGGCAACCGATACCAGCGGCATCACATTCACGGGCGCATCGGTTCTCACTGTGCCAGTGACAGGCACGGCAGCTTTGCTTGGAGTCGCCAATGCCTTCACGAACGACAACACGGTTGCAAGCGGGAAATTCTTCACCTGCCTGACCGATGGTGACACAGGCGGGTTGCGGGCTGGCTCAGGCTCAGACGTCCTGTTGTATCGCAATGCGGCAGACACATGGCGAACGCCAGACTCACTAATTGTAGATTCGGGGTTAGGTGTAGGCACAGTGGCCGCACCTACGACAAAGATTTTGACAGTGGGCGCAGGCGCATCTGGCGTGGATGCAGAGGTCATCAGGTTCAACAGAACCGATGATGCCAACCGATATAACTCTATCAAAAGTTTATCGGCCACTGGCGGCAATGCTTCTATCTCATTCTATGTTCACGACGGAGTTGGGGCAGCGACTCAGAAGGATGTGCTGGTGCTATACGGGAGCGGAGTATCGGCGTTCGGCGGATTGGTGACGATTAACGGTGGTCTTAATGTCGGTGCGGCGACTGACCCAGGCGACAACAACCTATGGGTGGAGGGGACTGCTTTTGCTCAATATTTAGTCGCAAACAATTCAAGCGCAATCGCTACCGCTACAGTGAACGGGGCAATAGCTATCGTGGACGGCATGACGGCTCCTGGGACATCGGCAGGTTGGGCGCTCATCTACGTGGATACTGCCGATGGCGACCTCAAGGTCAAATTTGGCGATGGGACGGTCAAAGTCTTGGCGGCAGACACGTGAGGTAACTATGTTTTCAGATTATGGCACAAAGTCATCCAGCGTTTTATCCGGTGCTCAAATCCTGACCAATGTCAGGTCGCTGTACAGGGAAGCCAATATACTAGCGGCGAAGTTGGCACTCTACCAGTCTGCAACTGACCCTGCGTTCAACGCCGCCGTCAACGCAACGTACACAGTCGCAGAGCGGGCAGAATTGGCAGCAATGCTGACTGAAGTCACCGCGCTGGTGACGGATTGGGAAACCAATCATCCACAAGCGATTGGCAACGCAAGTTGACACACCGCCCAAACGGGCGTATACTACACTCATGGAGTAGAACAGTGAATTGGGAAACTCTTGTCCTCACGCTCATCACGTCTGCGCTATCCGCCACAATCATCTCTGTCGTCGGCAACGTCATCGTCGAGTCCATGCGAAGGGGCAAGACGCAGGCCGAGGCGAACAACATCCGGGCCGAGACGGAGGAGAAACGGGCACGCGTAGCAAAGCAACAGATGGAAACCGACATCAGGTTGGGTGATGAACAGGATGAGAAGATTAGTCAACTCAGGGAAGAACTGGATAAGCAAGGCTGTCGCATTTCCCTGATGGACATCCACATCAACGATTTGGTAATGTTGGTGTCTCAATTGCTAGAGTGCATTCAGGCGGGCAAACCCGCAACGGGGATTGACTTCTCCATTCTCAACCGCGTTCGCTGGCAGCAACGGCTGGCGACGATGGAGAAGATGTCCGAAGAACAGGGGGTGAAATGAAACGACTCGTTATTGCGATTGTCTTGGCGCTTGCGGCGTGTGTTGTCCCGCCGCCCGTTAGCCCACCTATCACACCAACTTTCGTCAGTGCGCTTCCGCGACCCGTCTGGACTTCCACCATCATCCCCAACGCGCTGGTGAACGGCGGCATGAATACGCCCTACAGCAATCCTCAGTACATGACCATCAATCTACCGTGGGGCTGGTCGTTCGGCTGGCAACAAGACCCACCCTGCATCCCGAACTCGCCCGGTTGCCCGTGTCCGACGAACTGCATCCAGCCAAGCGGGTCGTGCAACCACGACTATGGTTGCTCATGGGCAATGCCAGAGGCTTCAAGGGTATTGGCGATTGAGTACGAGGGGCTAAGGACACGCGAGGGGGACGCGAGCGCCAAAGTGTTTGTCATGGGTCGTCAGTTCATGGGATGGTACTACCAACGGGTCGAGGTCGGGCTAGGCAATCCCATCACCTTCACAACCTACCTGCAAGCGTGGATGTATTTCGACTATGCAAACACCAGTCACGGCCAACGGAGCGACAAACCAACCACCATGCACTTGCGAGTTGGAATTGACCCATTCGGCGGGAACGATGTCAACAGCGCCAGCATCGTGTGGAGTCCAGAGGGGGACGCGTTCAGGATTGACAAGAACAGCCCAAACATCTGGAAAAAGTTTTCGGTCACGACAAACTCAATGGGCAGATTTGTGACTGTGTTTGTCTATGCCAACCCAGACTGGTCAAAGCCTGCATTGGACTTTCCAGAATTGTACGACGGAAACTACGCCAGATCACAAGATTTGTATGTAGACGAGTCACGTCTTGAAGTCAATGTGATTCATCCTATCTACAGACTGTACCTGCCGCTAGTCAGGAGATAACCGCAATGTCTTGGCGCAACACTGTCCTAGAACTCTACGAGCCTGACGACGGCTGGCCCACCGAAGGCGAACCTGCCGACTGGATTGCAGAAGCCAAAGTCGGCTGGTGTCAAGGAACGGCAGAATGTCTCATCGTCTTGACGCCCACTTGGAGAATCGCGTGGTGGAAGGTCAAGTATTGGGTGGGCCTGATTGCCGAAACATTGTCCTATTACCTCTACTGGAAGTGGTGGATGGCGGGGCATGAGAAGGAGTTTGCGGAGTGGTATGGACAGGCCGATTGACCGAATAAGGCAATACCAATTCGTCAGTTGGTTTCCTGACTGGCGCGGGTTTTGGTTTCGCAGATTTGGTGAGAAGGACTCTGACCTTGCAATGTTTTTCAAATGGTTCTTGTCCATCGGCTTTTGGGAAATCCGCAAGTGGCAAGCAAAGAGGCCATACTGATGGGCAGAAACACGGGCGGCCTCCACTGTCAAGACGGCAACACATCAAATCTTGGGAACTATCTCAGGGCTTGCCGAGATGCAGGCTATCCAGTTGGGCTAATCAAGGTTCTCTCTGACATCGGTTCGGCGGCACTCGCAAAAGAAATCAGCCCGAACACTTTTACCGTGTGGCGCAAGCCCGTTCACTGGTCGGGCAAGGACGACCAAGACAACCCGCCGCTTGACCAAGACTTAACCCAAGCGCAAATTGAAGCGATTGCTGCCCGCTGGATGGGAATTTGTTACCAGACATGGCGTAGCCCAAAAGATTACTTGACCCCTGACGGGCCGAAAGTCTACCAGTACATTGACGTTTTTGAAATAACCAACGAAGCCAACCCTGTCACCGAGCGCGACATCAAGAACTATGACGCCTTCTTTGTCGCCTGCATGAAGCACGCCGAAGCCCAACCGGAGAATTTCAAACTCGCCCTATGGTCATTCTCGGCAGGATGTCCAGAGCCAGAGGTCATCGAATGGATGCGCCCAAGCCTGACCTACGCCTATGAACACGGTCATGCTCTTGCCGTCCACGAAGGCGCAGTAGACGATGAGAAGCGACTGCTCATGGACAACTGGAATGGCGTACCAGAGCAGGGAACATCCTTGCGCTATCGGATGTTCTACAATCATCTCGGATTCTGCCCGAAGGTCGTCATCACCGAAACCTACCAGATAGATGGATACCAGCATCCCGACTGGAACGATTGGCAAGAATACCTGACCGAACTTGGAAAGGATAACTATGTGGTAGGCTGCGGCTGGTTTACCGAGGGAGATTACTCATTCTCGCCGGGGCAATCTGTCAACATCAATAACGTTCTGTGGAACGAAGACACGGGGGGCTTTGCTACACCGTGCATAGCGTCGGCAAGAGCATCTGTCCCACCTGTTGCCAACGCGCTCGACTTGGGCATTCCGTTCCTGTCACAGAACAACCCAACCAGCGCCAACGAGTCGCCCAATGATTGCGGCGCGGCGTGCCTGGCGATGGACTTGAACGCGCTCAAAACCTACTGCACTGTCAATGAGGTCTGGGAAAGGTCTGGGGCTGGCATGGGCTACATGACGTTCGCCAACCTGCAAACGGCAGCCACTTCATACGGTGACACGCTGGAAGTGCGCTACAACCAGACGATTGAACTGTTGAGAGCGGCTCTGCGAAACGGCGAGTTGGTTATCTTGCTGGTCAACGCAACCTACCTATGGCAACCGGGCAAGGCGAATCCCTATCTGGGTGCACATTTCGTTGTGGCAAGCGGGATGCTGAACGACGGGACGATTGTCATTCACGACCCGAATAATCTGCCGTTCACGCCACAGGAGAACTTGGCCGAGGCGTGGGGCAACTGTCACCTGCAAGACAATCCCGACTACGCCATGCTGGTCTTGCACGAAGGGACAACGCCGCCCCCGCCTCCCGTGACGACACCCGCCCTGTCAGGCGTGGGGATGGGCAACGCCGCACCGCTGACACCGCCAGAGATTGAGGCGCTGCGAATCAGCAAGATCGCTGCGTTCAAGGCTTTGACAATTCAAGACTCAGGCGAAGCGGCTCAACTTCTCAGTCAGGTTAGAAGTGTCAGGCCCGATATGTTCATCATGGCGCGGCTGATGTTTCCGCCCAACTCAGACACGCCGTTCACGCCGCAGATGTTTGTGGACTATGTGGGCAATCCTGCATTGGCTTACTACACGAGAGGCGTACAACACTTTGAAATTCATAACGAAGTGAACCTTACCAGTGAGGGGTGCTTCTGGAACTGGCTAGACGGTGCTGAGTTCTCGGAATGGTTTAGGCAAGTCTACATCCTTTTGCGGCGCATGATGCCAAACGCAAAGTTGGGATTCCCCGGACTTAGCCCACAGGTAGATGACATTGACGGTGTTTGCATTGCCAGTGACGAGTTTCTGCAACAAGCAAGAAACGCGGTAATTAGCGCAGACTTTCTGTGCCAGCACAGTTATTTCCAAGACAGAGGTACAGGCCATTGGCAAATGTCTAGTGAGGATTTTGGTGGTCTTTACTGGAAACGAGCACAACGAGCATACCCAAACAAGAAACTATATCTCACTGAGTATAGTTGCAACAACCCCGCTGTAAGTGACAGAGACAAGGGCTTGATGTACCTAGACTATCTCAAAGAGTTGTCAGGCATTGAGGCGGCTTTCGCCTTCGCCCTGTCGTGGCCCGGAAGCGACGTGAACCATGAGGGCTTTGTGCGTGACGGCGTTGTGACTGACATCCCGCGAGCGATGGGATGAGTTACCTACTCTGCGGCTCATTCGCTGTAATTTGCGTCATCGCCGTCATAATAATTCGCCTCGTTCATCGCAGACCCCGTTAGATTTCCCCATAGACGTGACATTTGTCACTTGCCACATAGTAGCAATTGTGTGATAATCACAGCATGAGTCACAGCCGGCGTGTAACCCATGTATGGCGTGCGAGCCAGAGGTGAAGTGTAACCCATACAATAAGTGCGAGCCATGCTAGACGTGTAACCCATACAAAGAGTGTGAGCCAAACTGTATGTGTAACCCAATGAACTCGTGCGTACACCAAACAGAGAAAGGAAAAATGAATGCAACCTACAGGTTCAAGACTTATTCTTTACGGCGATAAAAACGCATCCTTCTCACTCTATGACATCGCAGACATCCACTTCGGCAACCGCGCCTGCGCCAAGCACGTCTTAGAGGCTGATGTCCAGAGGGTCAACAAAGACCCCTATGCCCTCTGGGTACTTGGCGGCGACTACGGCGAGTTCATTAGCTGGACTGACCCACGCTTTGACCCTGAGTGTGTGGACTCAGAGATGACCGTCAATGACATGGCCGAACTCGCCGCGTATCTACTCAAGGGCGTATCGCAATTCCTCTCGCCCATTTCCTCAAAGTGCCTCGGCGCGTGCATCGGAAACCACGAACAGAAATATTTTACATCCAAGTCTCAGACCGACATTCACACCGCCATGTGCGAACTGATAGACTGTCAGAATCTCAGGTATTCTGGCTGGTTCGACCTTTTCTTTCAGCACATGGACGGGATGACGGGTTGCCAACTCATCAAGAGGCCCAAGCCAGAGATGGTCAGGCTGGCAGGACAAACGCGGTTGCGCGTGTTTGTCCATCACGGATTCTCCGGCGCAATCACGGCGGGCGGAAAGATGAACGCCTTGAAGCGTGCGCTGGATATGGTAGACGCTGACTTGGTGATGTTGGGCCATATGCACGAACAAATTGCAAAGTCAAGTATCAGATTGGGAGTGGATGACCTATGCTCGACGGTGACACACAAAACCAGCCTCGGAATGGTGACAGGAACGTATCTGCGAACTTACGCAATGAACCAGTCGGGCTACGGGGAGATGCGGGGATACCCGCCGACCACACTGGGAGCAACGAGGGCAGTGTTCACTCCGGCGACGATGAGCCTGACGGTGGAAAACAGAGCCGACGGAGTGGGGACGCGGTTCTAGCCGAACTGGTTACAAAACTCAGGGGCGACAAGCCGACTACTCTAGTGGGGTTTCTTAGGGCAAGTCTGTCGGAAGCGCAGAGAAAAAGCGAGGAAAGGGCAAGGGAATTGATTGAATAGCCAACAAGAGCGTGCAACCCAGAATAGACGTGCGAGCCATGTGTGCCGTGTAACCCAAGATGGTTGTGCGAGCCATATACCACGTGTAACCCATGACAAGCGTGTGAGCCATGACTGTCGTGTAACCCAGGTGCAGCGTGCGTAGCCAGACGCGCCGTGTAATCCAGTCGAGGCGTGCGAGCCAACAAGTGTGTGTAACCCATTAGAGCCGTGTGAGCCATATATGTTGTGTAACCCAGACATAATGTGTGAGCCACGCGAATTGTGTAACCCAAATTCGACGTGCGAGCCATTACCTTTGTGTAGCCCAAAAGAGGCGTGCGAGCCATGCAGGTGGTGTAACCCACACAGCCAATGCGAGCCATAAACTCTATGTAACCCAGATGCCAAGTGCGTAACAAGAAACTGAAATTGAAAGGAAAACAAGATGAAGAAAGACCAACGACCCGACCCGAAACCGCGAAAGCGCCCAGAGTTGTGGCAATCCTATCTCTGGTGGTCAGAGGAAATGGATAGGCGGAAGCGCATCTACGAGCGCCTTCGCTCCATTGAGCGCGGAAAGTCAAACCTGTCTGCTGACTTTGAGCGCCTCATGCTCCGCAAGCAAGGGCAGGATGCTATCGCGGGCGCACTTGAGGAAGGCGACACAGAAACCGCCAACATCATCGCGGCCCGAATGGAGGACAACGGCGACAAGCGAGGGCGCAACCTCATTGATATGCTCGTTGACCCCAAGACAAAAGCCGAAAAGACCGTTAGCATTGAGACGATTCTCTTGGAACAGGCTAAAGCCACTGGCCCTATCTGGGACTGGCTGACAGGAATCAAGGGACTCGGCGCTGGCGGAATGGCGGCGCAACTTCTCGCGCACATTGATGACATTGGAAAGTTTGACACCGTGAGCAAGCTGTGGCGCTTCGCTGGCTACGCCGTGATTGACGGCAAGCGAGAAGTGCCGAAGAAGGGCGAGAAGCTCCACTACAATAAATTGCTCAAGTCGCTGGTCTACCTGATCGTGGATGGATTCATCAAGCATCACACGCAGCCCTATGAGCAGATTTACCGTGACGAGCGCGAGCGACAACTGCGACTCCACCCAGAACCTAAGTGCGCCAATGGTTGCGAAGGCGAGTGCAAGAAGGGAACTGACAAGGAAGGACACACGACTTACCGATGCTCAGAGTGTGGAGGCAAGGCCAATTTTATTCCAGCCCACCTGCACGCGAGGGCAATGAGGAAGGCGGGCAAGATTTTCTTGCAACACCTTTGGCTGGTGTGGCGGGAGTTGGAGGGGCTACCAGTGAGCAAGCCTTACGTGCAAGATGTATTGGGGCATACCCATATCATCGGGCCAGAAGGATAGCCAAGTGCGTTGTGCAACCCAGACAAGTGGTGTGAGCCAGCTAGACCGTGTAACCCATCGAGAACGTGCGGTATCCATTCAAGTTGTGTAACCCATCAAGTGCGTGCGTCATCCAGAGGTTGTGTGTAATCCAAAAAACAGGTGTGAGCCATTGACGACATGTAACCCATGTGGCAAGTGCGGCAGACACAAAAACAACCTAACCCTTTTTCGGCTCGGTTGTTTTCGTTCCCGTAGGGACTCATCTCAACTGGAAACAGTCTATCACAATCTCTGCCCGTTGTCAAGCATCCATTATTCTTTCCGCCATCATTATAATCACCCATCGCGCACTTATCGTAACGTGACATTCGTCACTAGACTGTCGGGCTGGAAAGTGCTATGATGACAGTGTGGCAATCAGGCGAAACCCAAGTGGACAAAAAAACTGAGAAGGGAAACGAGGGAAAAGTTTGGTTGCCACAAATTCCCTCAATGACCACAAGATGAACAAACTAACCAAAAGCGAATGGGAACAACTTGACATTCAATTCTCCATCACGCCCGACCTGACCAGTTTTTCAGCATCGGGTGAACACTACATCCTCGTTGCGCTCTTGAACAAGTTGGGCTACTATCCTCACACGAGGACAGAAGCCATGTCGCTGACACAGGAGTTATTGAGCAATGGATACCAAGCCTGAATTTCTGAAAGTAGGTGCGCTTGTCAAAGTCCAGCACTGGTACGGTCAGGTAGTGGACTTGGCCGAATCCAGTTCGGGAGTGATGGTCAGGGTCGCTTCACCAAAGGCGCTGTGGCGCTATCACTCTCCTGAGTGGCTGGAATTTGACCCGACCCAAATCAAGCCCGCTACGAGAGAGGAAGCAGCGGCGAGTTGCGACCTCTACATTGAGCGAGTGGTAAGGACATTGCACAGCATCGAGGAAATGAAGGCGGGATGGTGTGCAACTGTATAGCGCCACTGAGGGCGAGATTACCTTTTACAACGACGACCAAGATGAGTTTATTCTCGTCATCACGAAGGGTGATTTTGCTGGCAGGGAGTTCTACGGCGAAACGTCATCGCAGGCGCAGGAGAGGTACTGCGAGGCGTTGAGGGTGAATAGGGAACACGCGAAAAAGAGCGAATGAGAAAGGTGAAAGAAAATGGAGAAATCGGTTAGTTGTCTTGTGTTGCTAGTCGTCGCGCTTGCCATTGACGCTATCATGGCATACCTCATCATGCTCCTGTGGAACTTCGTCGTGCCGCAGTTGTTTGACGGCCCGACGATTGGATTCTGGCACGCGGCAGCGTTGATGTTCTTGGTGTCGCTGCTCGGTGGCATGATTGGGAAAAAGGACTAGGGTGTTGGTTCAAAACGCTTCTGAGGGGGCAACGATGACCGAACTGGCTAATCACCAGAATAGCAGTGGTATCGGTGACGTTCACCGAGTCACAAGTGTCTGGTTTTACGGCGACAACTGAATAGGCGAACCGCCCCGTTTGCCACTAAGAGACAGGCGGGGCGGTGTAGCCCACAAGAAAGAGAGGTGAAAATGGAAAGGACGCGCTACGAGAACGGATACCTTGTCGTCCCTGAAAGCGTTGGCGAGGACGACGAGGGCTATCCTATCTTCGTTGACGTGCGTTACACGGAGGGCGAGGGGGACTATGAATGAACACTATCGTCGTCTCGGCCTTCAGCGCCAAGATGCTCCCCCGCGTCACGCTAGGGATGACGTGGAAGGCCATCAGCCTTGAGGAAGCGCGGGACTTGTGTTCTCAAGTGCAGGAGCCGCTGTTCGGTGAGCCCGACACCATCACAAGCGCCATCGGGCACATGGACACGGCGACGGTCTTCTCTAGCCTGCTTGGGGTTCAAGTCCTGTGCAATCGGGTTTACGTCAGGCTACAGCAGGGAACGCGGCTCTTGTTGGGGCAATACTTCGGGCCGATGCTTCCAGAGGGCGCAAGAGAATTGCCAGCAGGCTCTCGGATAGAGTGGTGGTTAGTCACCATAGAGTAGGAGAAAAACAAAATGTCGTTTCTAAAACGTGGTCAAGACGATGCGGTTCTGGTCAGCGAAGGCACTCCGTTTGAGCCTTCTGGCCTGATCGCTCAGTGGTCAAGCAAAATCCTGTTCTCGTTTATGACGCAGACCGACCCTGGCAACTTGGAAGCGGACGGGATGAAGCCCGCCGCCTCGCGCAAGATGGGCGAGTGGTTCACGGTCTATTACAACACCCAGGTCGAGGGCGCAGCGGCGATGCACGCGCTTGGGGTTGATGTCAACCAGAGTGGTCGCAAGCAGGGGCCGCAGCAAGTGTGGCATCTTGAGGCGCTGACCTCAACTATCCTCAACGTCACCATCGAGAACTTGGCAAAGTTCACTTCCAGTGTCATCGCGTCCGATGTGCGCGTGATGACGGAGAAAAGCAAGAAATACCGCCACGAGCTTCACCTCATCGCGCTCCCAAAGGCAGTCCAAGCCTACGCCAAAATCAACGGGTGGGACGTGCCTGACCTTGACTTCAGCACTTTGACACAGCAGGTCAAGGAAGGTGGCCCCGACCCGTTCACCAGCGATGAACTGTACGCCAAGTTGTGCGGCAAGGTTGACCTGAACAGCAAGACGTTTGAGCCGCTCGACTGGGAAAGCGTCTTGGGTCGCCAACGCAGGGCGCTGTGGGCCGCTCTAGGCGAACCTGACCCTAGCAAGTGGCATGGCAAGTACCTTTACGACGAAAAGGGCGCACGCAAGGGGATGGTCGAGGGCGATAACCTCAGCACGACCAGCGACAAGTTGGACGAGGCGCTCGGCCTCATCATCGCCCCGTACACTGTTTGGGCGCGTCGGGCGACTGTGGCCGACCCGCGTGTGGACGCGCTGACCAAAGACGGCAAGCGCCTTACTCTGCCTGTCCTGTGGGAGTTCTTCAACTCCGAGGCCGATGCGCGGAAGGCGGCGACTGAGGAACTGGCGGCCCGTGCCGAGCGCCAAGCAGCGAAGGCGGGAGTCTCGGTGGACGGGAACAAGCCGCCTCTGCCAGAGGTGTGGAAGGTGGACGAAAAGGGCTTCATCGAGAGCATCAAACTCTACGCTGGCAAGCCCATCCCGCTGGCGGCTAAGGACTTGATGGTGACGAACGAGGAGCTGGTGGTCTGGAAAGGCTACCTCAAACTGTAGCGGTGTGTCCATCGGCCTCCGCGCCAGAAGCGCGTGGCGGAGGCCGAGCCGATTTCTGAAAGGAGATTGAACAATGGGTGAAATGCGCGTAATGGTTGGTGTTCTTGGCTTGAGCGAGATTCAAGCCATGCTGCCGCCTAGTCTCAAGGCCGAGGGCGGCGACACCAAAATCATCTGGGACAAGGACAAGCCAGATGAGGTCGAGGCTGCGAAATCCGTTTTCGACAAGTTGAAGGCGAAGAAGTATCAAGCGTTCTCCGTCAAGGAAGAGGGCAAGAAGGGTTCTCAAATCTCCGTCTTTGACCCAAGCGCCGAGAAAATCATCATGGCTGGCCCTGTGCAGGGTGGGTAGGAATGGCAGACTACTATGCCTACAGTGGTACTGATACCACATGGTACACTTGGAACAACGATGCGACCAGCAGCGCAAATACCTGCTGGCAATCGTGGACAAGCGGGACGTATGGAACGAGCGAAACGTATGGGGCGAACTCGGTCACAGTAGCATCAAGAGGCAATGCGGCAAGTCCATCCCCAGAGGAACGCGCTAGGATTGAGCAAGACCGCCAGCGTCTTGCGCGGGAATCGGAAGAAAGGGAGCGCAGTCGGAGGGAGTCTGGTCAACGGGCCGAGGCTCTGCTCAAAAGCCTGCTGACCGATGACCAGCGCAAGTCGCTTGAGGAAATGAAGCGGTTTGCCATCCGTAGCGAAACGGGAAAGCCATACCGCATTCGGCTTGAAAGTAGTATGAATGTGGACGAGTTAGACGAACAGGGCAAGGTTCTGAATACCTATTGCCTTGTACCGAAAGAGCCTCTGCCCCTGTGCGACAACTTGGCAATCCAGAAACTCATGCTTGAAACAGCAGAGGCAGAGTTCTTGAGGATTGCCGCCAAGAGGCGCTAGTCTTGTTCAGTTAGTCTTGATTCTGCCAGCGGTGTGAGGTGTTCCGCTGGCAGAGTTTTCTATTACGGCGACACATGACATTCGTCACTATGCGCTGAGGGAAAGTTGGGATAGAATAGGGAAAACGAAAGGGGGCAAGATGATTCAGGTCAAGCGAGACAACGGGAAAGTCACCATTGAGGTTGAGACTGGATTGGCGTTTGATTGCGCGGGAACGAAAATCACGACACTTGCATTTGAGTGGAATGTGGCGCATCCGTACTTGGCCGATGTCCTGCGCCGATACGTCAAGAAACTTTTGTCTGACGCAATCAGTAAAACTCGCCAAGAGTATTATGAGGCTGGCTGGAGGGATGCCAAGTCAAAGCAAAAGAAAGCGGACTGGTTCAGCGGGGAACTGTGATTTTTGCAGATGACACTGAGGCCCGCAAGACCACCCGACTCCCCAAGTCTGTCAGGGACGGGGCTAGGGTCTTGACTGGCCTAGAGGACGCAACGGGCGCAGACCTCTTGCTTTACGACGGCGATGTTTCCCTTGACGCCGTTGACGACACGCCTCTAGCCCAAGCCCGACTTCGCAAGATGTGTCAAGACGGCATTCTGATTCAGCGCAAGACAGAACGTGATGTGTGCAACAGCATCCCCCGACTCAAGGAACACCTTGCCAAGATGCAACTCTGGTGTCCCTTCTGCTGGCTGGCGGTGGAGGGGCATATCACTAGGGCGCTGGACGGCAAGACCTCAGTCTTGAAACGCGAGAAACACTACCAAAGCGGAAAGGTCTTTGTCTTGTACGAGAAAACGGGATGGGACTATGGTGCTTACCTTGCCGCAATCGTCAAGTGGCAACTCAGGGGCGGCCTGTACCTACCCGTCCCGAACGCTGATGCCTGGCCTTCGGCTCTTGTGACAGTGACACGTGTCACTCAACACTTGAGAAAAGAGCCGGAAAAGGTTATCATTGGGCATGAGAAAGTCCAGACCTTGAGGATTGAGGACAGGCAAATTGCAACAGTGGCAAGCCTGCCCGGACTTGGCGGGAAACGAGCACCGATGGTGTGGGCGCAGTACCACAACCTAGCCAACTTGATTGTGGCGTTGTCAGACCCGTACCAAGAGACGGACGGCGTAGGTACAAAAGGACAACACAATATCCGTCAGTATCTCGGACTAGAGTCAACGGAGAAGCTGGCAAAGGTCGCGGTAGACGAAGCGAAAAAGCCGCTCGGTGACGAGCCTAACTTTTAGGAGAGGGAAAGATGAAAAAGCGAACCGCGAAGCAACTAGAGAAGGTCATCCAGAAAGCACGCGAGGAACTTTACGAGATTGAGAAAAAGCAGACCCAGAAACGCAACGCGGCCCTAGTGGGCAAGTGCTTCAAGTTTCTCAACTCGTATGGCGGCGGGAACGACGAGTGGTGGACACACGAAAAGGTCTTGGGCGCAGAGGGCATGATGCTCCTCGTGTTCCGATTTGAGACAGACTGCTACGGCAAAATTTCAATTGAGCCGTATGACCAGACATCGGTTGTTCCGTATGCGGACAATGGCTATATCGAGATTACACCCGACCAGTTTCACGCAGAGTGGCAAAAACTTCTTGCGGGGCTGAATCAGTTATGACCCGCCAACAAGACCGTGACAGCGCCATCCTAGAGTGCCGCAAGATTGTGTCTGGGCCGTTTGTTTGTCTTGACACGGAAACCACATCCCTTGACTTGCCCGAAGCCTGCCAAATCGCTCTTGTCAACCAAGACAGCGAGGTGGCCGAAACGCTGGTCAAGCCAAGCAAGCCGATTGAGGCGGGGGCGACTAGGGTACACGGAATCACCAACGAGATGGTCAAGGATGCGCCTGACTTCATGGGTGTGTACGCTGAACTCAGAGGCGAGACAGTCAGTGTGCCCGTCGTCATCTACAACGCCAAGTTCGATTTGGAAGTTCTGCGTAACTCTGCCAAGTCGTGCGGCATCCTGAACTATGAGTTGAACAGCACGGTTCACGATGCCATGCTCCTTTTCGCCAAGTTTCGCGGTGTCAATGACTTCCGACACGGCCACTACCAGTGGTTCAAACTTGGCGAAGCCTGCCGAATGTGCAACATTGCTCCCGTCGGCCAGCTTCACGGCGCGGCGGTGGATGCGGAGATGACCAGAAGGCTGGTTGTCTTTATGGCGGAACAAAAACTTTCAACGGAGGAATGAGATGATTCCAACTTCGTTTGCTGTGACCTTTGTCATAGTCCTTACAGTCGTTGCGGCTCTTTGGATTAGTTACATTGTCGGGACAATGCGAGGGTACAAAAAGGGGCTGGAAGATGCTGACAAGTTATGGAGAGACAGCAGGAGGACTAGATGAACGCCAACGACCTGATTGACAAACTGGTGTGCCTAGCGCAAGGATGTGAGGAGGCTGTGGCTGAACCAGTTATCGTATACACATACAATCCCATTGGCGGTTCAAATGAATCGGGAATTGCAGTGTACGATTCAAGCCACAACAGAATCGGCACGGTCAATCTTGAGACAGGAGAAATGACAAAGTGCAACAGCTAAACGGAATCATCCATGTGTGCGGCGAGAATGACACCGGGAAAACCACCTTTGCCCTAGAGTGCGGCGCAGACCCGAACCGCATCCTGTTCTTTGACGACGACGTAAAGGGACGCGCCACGATTCGAGACATGATTGAATCGGGCATCCTCAAGGGCGGTGAGAACTATTACGATTTGCCTTCTCTGTCACGCGGTAAGCGCGAAACCGACTTCCACGATGCCATTATGAAGATTCTTGACGGTGTAAAGCCGGGTCAGTTTGACGCCATTATCTTTGACACCTGGACGCGCTTCGCCTCCACCTGCACGGCGAAAGTCAAGGCCAATCCAGACAAGTACCGCCAGTTCTGGGCGCACGATGGGCGAATCAAGGGAGCAGAGTGGATTCAGGAAGGGCAACTTCTGGAAGCCTCGGTGACTGACCACTTGCTTGAACTGACCCAGACTGTCATCTTGGTGACGCACCTGAAGGACTTTTACCTGAACAACGCAAAGGTTGAGGGCAAGCAGATTCCAGCGGCCAGCCGAACAGTCAGCCGAGTGCCGCGTATGCGAATCTGGCTCAGGCAAAACCCGTCAGGGCGGCCTGTTCCCATCGGCTTGTTGCTCAAGCGGCTTGACCGCAAGGAGATGATTGAGGGCAAGGGAATCCGAACCGTCAACATCCTGCCGCGCAAGATTACGCCGCACGACGACGAGCATAGCGTGTGGGATTCCATCTGGCGCTATTGGGCCAATCCCGTGGGCGACAGAGTGCCGCTACCAGAGGAAACACCAGACGAGTTTGAGTTGTCCATCCTTGACAGCACCCTGACCCGCGACCAGCGGCGCACCTTCAACCTGATGGTCGAGAAGGGCTTGGTCGAGAAAGAGGAAGTGGATAACACGCCTGTCCCAGAAGGCTTGCCCACAGTGACGATTGGACAGCCTGACCGAACCGCCGAGATTCGCCAAGCCCTGACCGAAGGGAAAGCGCCGCCCGTCATCGCGCAAGAGTTGGGAGTGGCGCTGCCAGAGGTCTTGAAGGTCAAGGCGGGGATGCAATAGGAGGCAGCATGAAGCAACTTACAATTGTCACGCCGCTTGGAACTTTCGAGGGAAAGCCGCAAAGCGACACAGACATTGATGTCACTATGGGACGACGAACGACCTTTGACACCTATCTAGCGCAAGTGGGTGGCTGCACCGTCATTCCAGTTGGGATAGCGAAAGACTCTATCTTTGTCGTCAAGGATGTTGGGGAAAGCAACCTCGTTTTCGTCAAGGACGCTGAATGACCATCCTTGAAGATATGGCAGGGATGCAATGATTTGCGGTATGCACAAGAAGGGTATCTGGTGGTTTCGCATTCTCGGAGTAGGGCTATCGGGAAAGGACACTCGCCTGCACCCGCTTCTATTCTCGGAGCGAAACGGTTATCAAAAAGGGCTGCGCTTGGGAAACTGGATGTTCCATTTCCTACCATATATGAAAGAGGGCAAGTGACCATCCTTGACAATGATGCAGGGAGAAAAGAAATGACAAAGAAAAATCTAGTCTATCTGATAGTTGGGGCCGCAATGCAGGTAGCCGTAAGTTGCTCTTTGGAGTTAGTGGGCATTCATCCTGACCCATGCCAGCAAGTATTGGCGGCAATCATCCTTGTTTCTATAGCAGTCGCAGTGAGCCTCACAAAATGACAATCATAGACGACATGGAAGCCTGCGCCGCTTCCCGCTCCGTTTGGCTTGTCGAAGAAGCCAACCGAGAGCCTGATGAGCAAGACCCAGTACAGAGAGCCTTCGGCGCGGGGTTCTTTGAGGGCAACGACTACGGTTTCAATCGGGCTGTGAAGATGGCACTGGTCAGGATTGACCCGAAAGAGGTCTGTGAGATTTTTGGACTCAAGCCGATTGAGGTTGTGAAGATGAAGGCGGGATTATGAGTGAAGACCCTAGAATTGCAATCTACAACAACAAGTTTGGTGTGTCCCTCGCTTTGGCAGGCTACCTTGTCTCTGGCGAGGGACTGAGCGATGTTCTGAGAGCCATCGTCGTGTCCAAGATTGAGGTTGGGCCGATTCAGGAGAGGCTTGCCAAGTTGGGCGAGGCGCTGGCGACGATTGGGAAACCGATTGAGGTGAGCAATGAATGACCTGCCTGGATACGATAAGGCAACTGAACTAGGATACACTCTACATCACTACAGCGGTGACAGGAAGCAAGCAAGTTACCTCAAGGACGGAGTAACTCTGACTGTAAGAAGGACGCCTACAAGTGTGTATGGATACGATGAACTGAAAGCTGAATTGTGGGCAGTGCTTGGTCTTGTTGAACTTCGCGTTTCTGATTTCCAGTTCCCTCACCCGCGATTCGAGATGCTTGAGAAACAGATTAGAACTGTTCTGAACGTATGCAATGCTGAATCTGAGGCAGAGCGCAATGCCGCCTGAGATTTGGGCCTACTGCCAATGCGTTGGGGAGCGCCACTCGGATTGGGCTGTCAAAGGCGCTCAGAACTTTGGCGGCGTTCTGATGACGGTGATTGAGTGCGAACGCTGTCACAAGTTGAAAAGAGTCAAGAAAGAGAATGGAGCGAAAAACGATGCAAGCAAGTAAAGCCCAAACCATCATCGCCTATATCACGGCTGGACTCGTTGTGTTCCTGACGGCCTCAGCTTTCATCCTGAGCTACGAGAGCCTTAGACTCTTGGCGCAACAGAATGGGATTGAGGGATGGCTCTCGTTCTTGTGGCCTCTGACGTTGGACGCCGTGATGATCGCTGTCAGCATGAGCATCCTGTACCGTAGCCTGACAGGTCAGGGCAGTTGGTATCAATGGTTCTTAGTTGGGTTCTTTACCGTAGCCAGTGTATCCTACAATGCCATTCATGCGCCTAGCACTTGGCTGGCAAGAAGCGTGTATGCTCTCCCGCCGTCTGTGGTGTTCATCGCGTTTGAGCTTTTGGCCTCACAAGTAAAGTTCTCGGTCAAGAGGCGCGGTACGATTGAGAGTCTTGGGGCAATCCAAGAGGCCAAGACTAGGGCGCAGGCCGAACTTGATGTACTGGAAAAGAAGGCCGACGAACTGGAAAGGCGCAATCAGGAACTTGAGTCTAAAGCGATTCTGCCAGAGCCGCCGTTGAAACTTGCCGAGCCAAGACCTGACAAGCAAGCAAAACAAGACATACTCTTGGCTACTCTAAAAGAGAATCCAGAAACCAGAGTCAAGGACTTGGCGGCGATTCTGGACGTTAGCCGACAGACCGTGTACAGTTACTTGGCAGACTTGGAAGCGGCGGGCAAGTTGCGAAGGAATGGGCATAACACAGTCGTTGAGAAGGAGAAAGCATGAAAACGCTCAAGATTGGCGGCATCACCATCACGGCAGAAAACATCAAGACTGGTAAAATCTACAGGGGCGATGAGAATGTGGTCAATGGCAGAGTAATTCGCAAGAGGAAATCAAGGAAAAAGAAATCGTGAGTGCGATTGCTCAAAAACTGTTCGCGTTCTTTATTAGTAGTAGCACAGCCGAAGGCGTTGTAGCACTTCGCAAACTGACTGAACTTGGCGTCTCTCTTGACGATGTGGCCGAGAGTATAGGCGCTGGCAAGTTTCGCACCAAGTACGGCAACATTGAATTTTCTCTAGCACAAGTAGAGCATGAACAACGGAGAGTTGGAGCAGAACAAGAATGGCAAAAGAGCCAGTGCCGCGCAGAGGAAGCAAGACTGGCCGAAGTAGAACGCCTCAAGCACGAGAGGCAGGAACAGTATCAGCGGGAGTACGCTGAATTTGAGGCGCGAACGAAGGCGTACAATCCACTAGCACGCGCTACCGTTGACTGGATTGAGGGCTTTTTCGTCGGATTGTGGGGGGAGCCGTGAAGTGACACCCTCCCATGACGTTTGTCACTTGTCAGGCGGGGCGGAACGGTAGTAGAATGTAAGGGAAAGGAGAATCAAGGTGTATTATGACTAAGGGGGGGGCAAGGCATGAAGAAGTTGAAAGTCGGTGACAAAGCACGCCTATCAAATGTTGACAAGAAACTTGAGGGTCATCCGTGCAAGGTTCTATCCGTGAACACGGGAATGGAAAGAAAGCACATCTATGCCGAGGTTTTCTTTCTTGAAAAAGGAAAGGCGAGTCAAGAAAGACGCCTCTTTGACCCCGAAAGCGTGGTGAAGGAAACGAACTCTGGCGTTCTGGCCCTGTGGAAAGAACTGGAAACCGCGCAGGAGAAACTCGCAAAGATTGAAAAGGTGTTTGACCATGAAACTTAGTGCAGTTTGTATAACTTCGGCATATATCTTTCTTCTCTCTGGAGTAGCTTTTAACATTCTTTACTCAATTGATGGCGGCGACCCGTCAACGTTCTATGCGGTGTGCGCCGTTGCGATGGCTGCCCTTGCTATCTACCACAGAAAGACGAACGGATGATTGACCTATCTCGTTTTGAAGACCAAGTGTACCTGAAGGTCGGGGCAAGCGTTACCCTGTATGACCCTATCAAGTTTGGCAACAAGCAAGTTGCCGCAAAGGTCGTGTGGTATGAACCTGGCAACGAGTTTATGAAAGTCAGACTTGGAAATGGCGCGAAGTGCTACGTCAATCTTGAGTATGTCATCTTGGAGCATCGGAAACTTCCAGACCTCATCTTGGAGCGGATTCTGTGATTGACCATTTTGACCTCGCCGCCTTCCAATCCGCCTTGCCCAAATCCGCCGAGTCCCTCGAACTGGTGGATGGCGAGTTTGCCTTCCGCGTTCCCGCTGGCGCAGCCTTCATTGAAGTGCGCTCAAGCATCGGAGCGAACGGAAAATCAGCCGACACGGGCGAGGATTCCATTCGCGCTTGGCTGGTCAACGCCGACGGCGACCCGTTGGGCGCGAAACTGTCCAAGTACATCACCAGAGTTTCGGGATGGCAAAACAGGCTCATGGACACGCTGGAAGAACTTTACTCCCGCGCCTTCCGAGCGGGACGCTGCGAGAGATGCGGTAGCCCGAAGTCAATCTTTGTGTCAAAGACCCACAAAAACCCGAATCGCCTGTTTGCCAAGTGTTACCCTTGCGATGACGGGTTTGTGTGGCTGGACAGCCAGCCGCTACCCATGTTCTCTCTATACTCAGAAGCCAATAACAAAGCCGAAGCAAGCAAAAATGGAGAAGGGACTGAGGTTGAGTTGTTGGCTTCTGAGTCAGGGAGAGAGAAAGGAAAAAACGATGGCGACTTTGACGCCACCAGTGTATGCTTACCAGATCAAGAAGGGGCACAAGTATCACCTAGCAAGAGCGGGCCAAGAAGGAGAAGCCTCTTCGGGAATGGCAGTGTGCAACTTCATCATCTGGGAGGGGGCGCTGAGAGCAAAAGTGTCAGAGTTGAAACCAGAGGACATTTGCAAGAAATGTCTGGGAGCAATGAAAGCAACATAGGAGAGAAAAATGGCGACTTTGATACCGCCGACAGTGGCGTACAGAAACTTGATGGGCCTGGGCAAGCAGTGGCATCTCCTGAAACGTCCCGACGAGTTGCCGCTGACCCCATACCGAAGCGGGATGACAGTGTGCCTGCAAGTGATGTGGCCCGAAGCGCAGATGACAGCAGTGTCCCGCTTGGAGTCAAGCGAGGTCTGCCGGGCGTGTCTGGGGGCGCTGATGATAAGGTGAGTTACCTCAAATTTGGAAAGAGAGGCTATGCTAGTCTACCGAAACAAGCAGACCGACAAGAAAGCGAAGTGGCACATTCTGGACACATCGCTACGGGGGGTTCGCCTGACGCTGTGCGGGAAGCCGCTTTACCCAACGGCAGAAACGGCAGACTTGGAAACGGTGAAGGTGTGCCACTGGTGCAGGGTTTCAAGTTCGGGCAACGGGCGAACTTTGAAGTAATAGAAGAACCAGAAGACATCACTGTTGTTGCCCAACCCGTCCAATTCACCGAGCGCAAGCCCAACGCTGAGCAGCAAGCCGTGATTGACCTGCCCGTGAACTGCGCGGCTAGGGTCTTGGCAGGGCCGGGCAGCGGTAAGACTTTCCTGATTGAGCATCGCATCAGGAAACTGATTGACTCTGGTGTCAATCCCGCCAAGATTCTCGTCGTAACCCTGACCAACACGATGGCAACCGCAATGGGTCAGAGAATCGTCAAGCTCAATCCGAGCATGGAGGCCCGCGCCGACCACATTTGCACGATTCACGCGGCCTGCAATCGGATACTCAAAGAGGAAATTGGGCCGCGCCAAGTTGCAAAGTCTTGGCAGGTCAGGAAGTGTCTTGAACAACTGGCGAAGGAACTATGGTCCGAAGACCAGAGGCCGGGCTACGCCGAGATTGACGCTTGGATTCAACTGGCGAAGCGGAATGGGCTATCTAGCGGCGAGGACTTGGTGTTTTTCAATGAGAGACTAGGCAGTTTTCACGGCGACAGGCTACACCAAGCCAGAATCGGGCTTGACACATTCTTGCAAGCCCAGAGGATGACGACCTTTGCCGATATGCTTTTTGAGGTTGACTTGCGGTTGGCGCATGACGCGGCTTTCAGGGCTAGGCAACAGTCTAAATTCTCTCACGTCATCATAGACGAAGGGCAAGATACGGGCGGCCAAGCCATGCGTATCCTGACGACCATCGCGCAACCAGAAAACAACCTGCTGATTGTGGCCGACACAGATCAAACCCTCTTTAGGTTCACAGGCGCTACACCAGAAACCAATGTCTATGACGGGTTCACCGAGCGTTACCCCAACGGCGAAACCCGCAAACTCGTCACCAACTACCGAAGCACAGTTGAAGTGGTGGAGGCCCAGAAGCGCCTCATCGCCCACAACTATTCTGACAAGGGCGGCATTTACCACCAAAGCTACTTCAAGCAACTCTGTGCCAGAGTTGGCGCAGAACAGGGCAAGGCCATCTCGTTCACAATGTACGCAACCGCCGATGAGGAAGCCCGAAGCATCGTCAACCAGATTCTTGGCGACCGCGACAAGCCAGAGGATGTCTTTATCATCACCCGCACACGGGCGCAGGCGGCATGGTTTGAGGGGCCGCTGAGTCGGGCCAACATTCCCTACCTGAACCTGAACGGCGGTTCGTTCTGGTCACTGCGCCACGTCAGGAACATCGTCAACTACGTCAGGCTGGCGAGCCATTACGACTGTGATGAGGCGTTCAAGGATGTCTACAACATCGCCACAAACGACTTTCGTGTTCCGTGGGTAGACGAGCCTTACTGCAATCACCGCTACTTGGGCAACGCTTTTGTGGAAGCCTGCGGCGGGTCGTGGAAGGGCATCGGCAAGGCGATTTACCAGAGACGGTCTTGGGGCATTGGTGCAGAGGACTTGCAGAGTTTTATCTATGACATCCATCTCATTCTCATAGAGAATGGGCTAGTCGTGGCCCTGCAATACGTCATTGACAAGTGCTATCGCAAGTGGCTTATGCACGACGAGGGGCTGGTGGACGAGGACAACGCCGAGGGCGGAAAGTTCGAGGACTTGGGGACGCTCTTGGGCATTGCGGGTGAATACCAAGATCCTGACAAGTTCTTTGCCTTCGTGGACGGGATGCAGAAGGCAGACAAAGCCAAGAACGACAAGGACTGGTCGGGCAAACTCGTTATCTTTACAGCGCACAAGAGCAAGGGGCTGGAGCGCCCAACAGTCTACGCGCCGGGCTGGTGCGAGGGCAAGACCAAGACGGGTCAACCGTTCGGGCTTCTGCCGCACACCTTCAGCCTGACACAACCGCCTCAATTGGGCATCCTGCCGATGAATGGTCAGGGGCGCATTGAGGACGAGCTTGACATCGCCTTCGTGATGGTCAGTCGGGCGATGAGCAAGGTTGTTTTGAGCGGCTACCAAGTTGACAAGCGCGGCGCGATGGAGCCAAGCAGGTTTGTCAAATATATCATGGAAAGGAACATACAATGACCTTTTTTGAACATCTTGAGTCCAACGGTTTCTTCACGTCAACTTGGCTAGAACAGCGCGAGGATGGCGCGTGGGGCTTGTGGCCTGACTACGAGGGCAATCGCGGGTATCAAGACGAGGAGGAGAAATTTGTCCTGTGGCTTGGCGACGACAACAACTTGCGCGAAGTCGCCAAACTGTGCGCGCTGGTTGGGGTCACGAGGGCAAGCATCCAGTACAAGCATTTGGTGATTGAGCCAAATGACGGCGGACATACCAGCGTCCAGATTCGCTATGCCGACAAGCCTGCCCAAGTTGAAAAAGAGGGTTTCAGGTTCTTGGGGCTGCGTTGCGGGACTGACTGCGGCAAGTATGCTGTCATCTGGTACATGGGCAGCCTCATGGGAATGCTGGCAGCCAGTTACGGGAAGTTTGACGAGTGGCAGAAGGAGCACAAACGCAAACGATGTTCCCACTTCGCCGTTCCTGGCGATAATGACTATGACTCAAAGCCAGAACACTACAGCCTTGACCCGTTTGAGTGGAAGTTTGAGGGCGCGACAGAGGATGAGGATGTGGTCACAATAGAATGTCATCACGAGTCTGCCAAAGAGAACAGCTACGTGTGTCCCGCCTGCGGTCAGTTGATTGGCGACCCACCTGTGCGGGACGAGTGATGACTCACTTCCTAATCATCGTCCTTCTCTCTGGCTTCGCCTCCCCATAATGGTAACAACGTGAAAGTGACTTTAGAGGAACTTAGACGGCGACAGTCATTGCCGCTTGATGAAAAGATTGGCATGACCGAGCACGTCATTGAGGAGTGGTGGAAGCATTGGCGGGGTCAAGTCTACCTTTCTTTCAGCGGCGGTAAGGATTCTAGCGTTCTGGCGCATATTCTTGACAACTCTCTCATCGGGGGTGTCCCGAAGGTCTTTAGCGACACTGGATTGGAGTATCCAGAAGTCAAGGAGCACGTCAAGTCACTGACTAGTGTGGTTATTATTCATCCCAAACTAACCTATCGCCAAGTCATTGACAAATATGGCTACGCCGTTGTGAGCAAATCCGTCTCAAGGTTCGTATGGGATGTTCGTAGAGCGTCGGACAAAAACAAGAATGTTGTCAACCTGAGACTGACAGGATACAATCGGAAGGGCGACTATATCCCAACCATGCGAATACCTAAGAAGTGGATGAAACTCATTGATGCGCCATTCATGGTCAGTGACAGGTGTTGCCAGATTCTAAAGAAAAGCCCGATGATGACCTATCAGCGAGAGACAGGCAGATACCCTTACACGGGGATGATGGCTAGTGACTCTATGCTCAGGGAGCGGAGCTATTTGATGTACGGGTGCAGCCTATACGATGCAAAGAGTCCTGTGTGCAACCCGATGTCGTTCTGGACTGACCAAGATGTTCTAGAGTACATTGTCAGATTTGGGGTAAAAATTCCATCGGTCTATGGCGAGATTGTCAAAAATGGTAATGGGAGTTGGACAACAACAGGAGTCAAGAGAACAGGTTGTGTCTGGTGTCTGTTCGGTGTCCATCTTGAGAAGGGCAAGAACAGATTTCAGATGCTAAAGGAAACCCACCCGACAATCTACAACTACTGCATCAACAAATTAGGGATTGGGGAGGTCTTGGACTTCATAGAGGTTGAATACTAGAACGATGTCACACTTTCTTATTGTCGTTCTCTTGTCAGGTTTCGCCTCCCAATACAGCCGCTCCACCTTTGAGCGCGTCATCGCCAACAGGCAGAAGTGGGGGCAACTCGTTGACGCGCCAAAGACCGACGGCTACGTGGCGGTTGAGGATTGCCGAAGGGTAGGCGAGGTTCTCTACCTGCGACCTGTGGGCGGCGAGTGGGAGCGATTCTTGATTGCGGATTGCGCGGGAGGTGAGGCAACGAGACAGTGGATGAGGCGCAACAGAATCGTCGTCGAGGTTGATACCGAGACGGCGAAACGGTGGGGATTCCCAGAGATGAGGGGGATTCCTGTGGAAGCCGGAAAGAGGATAGTTGAAAAATGGAGGGCAGAATGACAGAGTTTGACCAGAACGGCTTTGGCATTGCGCGTGGCGATGCTGCGATAGGCGACTTTCACAAGGTTGCTGTGACCAACCCGATTGTTCATCGGCTTTACACCCTGTTTCGGCTCAGGGAGATGGACTACACCACTATGCTCATCAATTGCGTGGTGTACCTCGCCAAGCAGAATGAGGAACTGAGCAAGAGCCTTGCTGATGCGATTGCCAATAGGCCAACACCGACCATCATTGTAACTGACGAAGAACATTGCGTGACTCTCAAACAGAAGGTGGAACAATGGCAAAAAGACTTGTTCAATTGACATCGGCCCAACTTGACCGACTGGCGCAACAGGCCAACGAAAGGGCCAACGAGGAAGCTAGGCGCTCGATGAAGATGCTCAGTACGGTTCTGTGGCTGGTGCTTCTTGCCTGTTGCGGGGCAAGCGCGGCTGTGGCGGTGGTGGTGATGAGGGTGGTTCAATGAAACTCATCATTGCGGGCGGACGCGACTACCAACTGACCCAAAGCGACTATGACGAACTGGATAAAATTCACGCCAAAGACCCTGTGACGGAAGTCGTCAGCGGCAGAGCGACAGGCGCAGACACCTGCGGCGAGTTGTGGGCAAAGTCTAGGAACATCCCCATTGTACCCTTCTCTGCCAATTGGGGTCGCTACGGCAAGGCGGCTGGCCCGATTCGGAATATGGAGATGGCGCAGTACGCCGATGCGGTTGCGCTGTTTCCGGGCGGCAAGGGAACACAGAGTATGTATGACGAGGCAGAGAAGGCGGGAATCGTCATCTATGATTTCAGGAATAGGGCAAAATGACATTTGATGAGTGGTACAAGGAAAACGAGCGCCGTTTCCACACAGGACAGATGAACGAGAAGGAGATCGCTTGCGCCGCGTGGTATGAGAGCACGGAAAAGGACAAAGACATTGCGGAGTTGCGCCAGCGAGTAGAATTGCTGAAACTTCTATGCGATGAATGGGAGCGCCGCGTTGGAATGGCTCAGTTTGATGACGCATCGTTCTATGAGCCACAGATAGAACAATTACGCGAGTCACTGGACAGTCAAGCGAAAAGTTGGAGGCGATTGTGGGAACTTATGAAAAAGGAGTTCAATCAAGGAAAAGGAAACTCAAAGAAAGTTGACAAGCGTCTGCGCGGGTGGTAGAATGAGACACGTCGAAGGTGCGTTTCGTTTGCCAGCAGACCGCCGCCACTCTGTAACGCTCGCACCTTCGACAAGTCGGGCAAACGACAGGATGGCGGCGGTTTGCTTTTCAAACAGGAGGTAAACTGTGCTACTATGCGACAAGATGATAATGGGATTGCAACAAAGGAACAGTTTAGAAAAATATGACAGGAGTCTGCTAGAGGAACTGAATAAGACAACCGTTATCCTGATTGACAACGTTGCAAGATACTACTATGAGGACTCAGACCAAGAATACTGGGACTTGCAGAGAGACTTTCCTAATGTTGCTCCGCCTCTCAGAAGTTTCTTTATGGAGTTCAGTAGTCCCAAATTCGTGAGGCACGAGGGAATTATAGACGCGGTAACTCGCCCGACCTATAGGACTGGGCTTCTTTTTTCCTATGATGAAACAAAGGATGTGAAAAACGAGTCAGTTGAAAAGTTTTCCAAACAAGTTGGAGCGAAATGGATAGCCACCATTGTGATTTTCTACGATTATGGAGGAAACATTAGTCGTGGCCCGATGTGCAGTCTTCTTATCAAGCCAGATGGTAGAATTGGGGAAATTCCGCCTAGTTTCGTGGTTGGCCTTTACAAGAATTATGTGGACAACATGAGGAAATGTGGGTTCAGCAATGACGAGGTAACTGACTCTGTGGCAATCACAATTGAGCCCGCTTTGCTGGCTATCAGCTTCATGCACTGCAAGAATGTAACAGTTAGGAAAGTGACAATACCCGCTGGCCTTATCAGGAAAGCAAGAAAAAAGCACCACCACGAACTGATACGCTACCACATCCTTGACATTGAGCCGATGAAAAAGGTCTTGCGCTCAGAAGGTAACTCAGAAAAGACAGGACTCAAGCGCGCGCTACACATTTGTCGTGGTCACTTCAAGGACTACAACGATGGAAAGGGATTGTTCGGCAGGATTCACGGGCTATACTGGTGGGAGCAACATTTGAGAGGAAGCGTAGAGGAAGGAATCGTAAACAAAGACTACGAAGTACACTCAGTTGATGAGGAGGCGCAAAATGCCATACACAGTCAAGACGCTTGATGAACTGATGAACGGCCCAATGGAGATAGATTGGGTTGTAGATGGTATCATGGCCCCCAGAACAAGCGGGATGATCGCGGGTGCGCCAGGAATCGGCAAAACATGGTTCACGCTTGACTTTGGTCTATCCTCTGCTCTGCGCGAGACTGGTGTTGACAAGAAGTGGTTGGGATTCTTCAATGTCAAGCCTGGGCGCGTCTTGATTATTGACGAGGAAAGCGCAGACTTGCTTTTGCGTATTCGGATGTACGACTTGTGTCGCGCATTGGGAATCAACTGGAAGGGACTGCCCATCTGGACGATGACAAGTCAGCACGTCAATCTGTCGCCGTCAAAACTTGTCAATGGCGAAGCGACAGAACCCAAGAAGATGAAAGACCTGTACAAAATCATCGAACAGGTAAAACCCAATGTCATCATCTGGGATAGTTACGCGAGGATACATCGGTCAAATGAAAACAGCGCCGACGAGATGGCAGCGGTCTTGGAGCAGTTCAAGCGCATCTGTGACACTTTCGACGTTTGCAATGTCATCAATCACCATCTGACGAAAGCGCCCGGCTTCAAGCAGTCAAACATTCGTGGCTCTGGCGACATTCCAGCTTTTCAAGATTGGGCGTTCACCATATCCGGCGGCGGCAAGGGAAAACTGCGTGTGGAACACGTCAAATCCAGATGGGGCAAGGTCATCCCAACATTTGCCGTTTCCATTGATGAAACTTACGGAATCAAACTCGTTCACGAATCTGCCAGCGAAGAATTGACAACCGATGAACTTGTGTTCAATCTGTGCAAGGACGGGAAAGAGCGCCAAGACCTGCTTGACGAGTGCGTGACTCGCGGCAGAAGTGAATCCACTGTTGACAGAGCCATTATTCGACTTATCAGGAGTGGCAGACTTGAGAAAAGCCGCGAGGGAAAGGTTGTCATGTACTACTCAATTGACGATTCCGTTGTTCCAATGCCATTCTACAATGAAAACCTAAAACTGGTCGTCGGGGTAGGATTAGTGCCAAAAGATTGACGAAAATGGCAAAAATTGGGGGTTGCACTGTGCAGCCCCTTTTTGTTGCCAATTGGTCGTCAAAATCGCCATTTGACAATCTTCACCAAACGGCTTTTGACGACTATACATAACGCCAAAAATACCGCTCTTGACCGTCCGATAGTCGTCAAATCGCAAAAATGACAATCTTCAAATGTTCGATTTGACGACGTATAGACGTTTATCAATTCGTCGTCAAAAGTCGTTTCCTTAAGTATCTTGTGATGAAGATTATCAGACTAGGGAGGGTGCAATGCACCCCTCCCCCATTTTGTCAAAACAGCAAAATGATAATCTTCACGTATGCCCTTTTGACGACTTTGCATAATCCTTTCCCTCTTGACAGATAATATAAAATCATGCTATAATTCTAATCATCACCAATTACAAAATCATCACCAATGACAAAACTAGGTCGCCCACCCTTAGACCCGAAACCAGAGCAAGCCAGAAAAACGGCTTTGCTCAGTTTGCCTATTGCGGTGTGGAACACCGTCAGGCTGATGGCAGATGAGAACGGATTATCGGTGAACAATATGGAGATTGTCTTGCTCCAAGAGGCGCTAGAGGCGAGGAAGAAAAAGAGACTTGAGGAAAGTAAAGTTGAGGTCTTGAGTGTTCAATAACAGGCAACCGCAGACTAATGGCAGCAGCGGCGCTTTCTCCGGCATGATGGAGCCAGGCGAGAGGGTAACAAAAGTAGTTACCCAAGAGAGCGAAAGCTCTCTTCTCGTCACTCAGGCCGACATCTTGGCCCGTGCCTTGTGGCTGATGGAACTGCCCATTGCCCTGGTGGTCTTGGCCTCGCTTGTAGCTTTGCGCCAATACAGCCTCGTCGTCTACGGTGAACTGGCGATTTTGTTTCTGGGAGCCTGCTGGATTCTGCGGAGAAGGAGTCAGGGAGATTGCGAGGTCGGTCTGCCGCTTCTGGTCACAGCGGCTCTGGCTCTCGCCTATTTCTACGGCTGGCCCTACTTGGTCGAGGCGATGGACTGGTACTGGCGGGGAGCCGTCATCGCGTCTCTGACAATTCTCTATTTGTCCATTCCAATCTTCGTCTCAAGGCTGGCCTTGTCCTACTCGGTGTCTAGGGAGCTTCTTGACGCCGAATCAAGCAGCATCGCCCGACGCGGGACGGCTTACATGAAACCTATCTGGCCGTGGACGCCGCAGAGCGAGGTCGAGGCTTGCGACAATCCGCAACTGACCGACGTCGAGGACATCAGGGGGATTTTGACGGAACTGCTACCGAGCCTTCAAAAGCCATCGCCCGTAATCCAGCACGACACTATCATTGTGCCGAGACTGAAGAACGGCAACTTGAGAAAGTCGCCGGAGCCAGGCACGGACGAAAAGTGGTTACAGCAGCCCACTGAGACGATGCAGAGAATGAAGGACGAGTGCGGCACGGTTTCGCTCTACATCTGCAAGGCGGGGCGAAACACGGTCAAAGTCGCCCTGACGGATGCGAGGCGATGGATCAGGCAGGCAAGCGTCGGGAGCGCGACTTTTCGGCATTGGCGGGAGTTGGGCATCCCTGACGAGCAGCAAAAAGTCATCAGGCGGATTTGTGAATTGTTGGGAATCATCGAGGATTCTAAAGGGGAATCGCGGGAGACGGTCAAGTGGATTCTTGGGCCGAATGAGGCGCTGGCGGAGTTCGAGAGAGTGTTTAGCGCGGGGAATACAGAAAATGAGACGGAAGCCGCCTGACGAGAGGCAGCTTTTGATCTAGCCGCCAAAGACAAGTTTCGCACCAGCCTCATGGCGCTCGTCGCACGTATCCTTCGCCTGACAATCAGTGCAAAGCCCTTTCCTGACACACATCACGGGAAGTGCCTCAAGAACGGCTTGGATTCCATATTCGTTGACGATTGACAACATGGCGAGATTCTTCTCAAGAGACATATTTGTCAACTTAGGAAAGTGCGAATGAAGTTCCTCTAATGTCATTTTCTCTCCTTTTCGCGCTATCACGGAGCGCACCCGCCATAATTATGAAAGTGGCTCAAACTCCTCGCCAAGCCGCTTGCAGACAAACTCCGCAACAGTGTTGACCCAGAACTTCCTCATCGGTGTTGGCGGATTTTGGAAAATTGACATGATTCCCGCCTTCCAGTGCGGTACGATGACCTTGTTGTACTGGTCAAGCCCGTACTTGGCGATGAAGACTTTGCGCGCCATTATTCGTTCTGAGCGCGTGACGTTGAAAACTGCGAAATATGCGTTCATGGATTTTTCCTTTCATTTGACGTAACTCTGTCTGTCTGTCCCCCCACCCGCGTTTTCGACCCATCCTGACGAGCCAAAAGTGGGGTAGGGGGCTTTTTTATTGCGTTGGTGACGGAAATAAATCACGCATTGTACTTACCCAGAGCAAAGCGCAATCTGCTGATTGGCTCTAGGGATACTCTGGCAAACATGGACGAGTACATCCCCTCGTACAGACGAGGATAGCCAACAACCATGTGGCTACTCCCGCCATCAGAACTGCTAGAGTAATCAAAGAAGTAAATGTGACTTGTATCAGCCGCAGGTGGCATAGTTGTACCCATATAGACCACTTGACGCTTGGAAACGTCAAAGTTCTCCTCTTTGCACCAAACCTCTACAGAATGGTATGGGAAAAACTTGTGAAGCAAACCAATTGTCTCTGTGGTCTTGAGGCCATCGTCAGGCATCGGGACATCTTTGGGCCATGACCTCTTGTAGCCGAGCAACAGCCTTATGGTTGAGACTGCTGTCATAACACAGCCATTTTCCCTTACTATCAGTTCCACTTTGCCCCCATCTCGGAATACCTGCGGATACACACAAGTCATCCGTTTTTGCTACTCCCATCGTTTTTATTGCCTATTGCGCCTTCGGCTGGCCTTTGCGGTCTTGCGTTTCTTGAAGTAGCGGCAGTAGCCGCAAAACGCGCATTTCATGCCATAGGGTTGCCAGACCAGAGCCTCGCCGCAACTCTTGCATCGCTCAGTTTTTGTCTTGGTCATCGGTTCCTCTTTCGGCTGGCGTATTCGGTCTTGCGCCTCGCCTTACGCGCAATCTTCCAGTTTCTCGGCTTGCGCCTTGCCCGATTGTGCTTGGATGCGCCAATCGGAGTGTCTTTGCCGAATTGCGCCACGAGCCGTTGTAACCAGTTCATTTTTCAGCCTTTCTAACCCAACCAAAAGTAGTCGGGCTGTACCATTTGTGACGGCAAGACTTTGACATCTCCCGCTCTCAAGTCTTGCCCATTGAGTGCGGAAGGATGGACAAAGCACACCTCGGCGGCCCGTCCGAACTTGGCGGCGTACACTTCGGCGGCATGGGCGACTTTGGCGGCTAGGGAGCGGTCAGAGTCGTCAAGCCAGAGCCAATGAGGATGGGTCATCGTGCTTCCCACAGTCTCTCTTGCGCGTCACGCATTGCTCGCCAACTGTCGCCATTTTGATTGTCCGTCATAGTCCAGACGAAGTGCAAAGGTTGACCATAGCCATTCTTGGTTTCGGCATGGACTGAGCGCAAGTCGGGGTCAATCTCCCAATGCTCCGCGCCCGTCATCACGCCGTAGGTATCACACAACGCGACAACACACGAGCCGTCTTGGTGCTGCACATAGTACGCCTTCTCAAACTTCTGGTTGGTGCGAACTCGTACACCGATTGGGTCAATTGAAACTGACACCAATTCTTTATCGGTCAAGAGGCCAGTCAACTCTTTGACCCACGCTTCGGCTTGGTTCTTGTTCATCTCTCTTGTCCTTTCACACCCCATTGTAGGTCTGAACGGCTACGTCAAGGTACTCGCCAGTGTACCGCCGCTCGCCGTGACCCTCAACCGCAAAGCGGGACTCAATATGGGTGCTGTTGGTGATGCGAGACTCAACAAACAGGTCTTTGTGTTCACCCGCCCCATGAGACGACGCGATGGTCAATGCCCTGAACCACTCGCCAACTCTGGCGACTTCTTCAACCGTTATCGTGTGTTTCATTTTTTATCCTTCCTTCGCCAGTTCCGCCTGAATCTCTTTTACGAGTGCAATGTACTCATCATAGTTCATGAGCGCACTCATTGCCGTAAGCACGCTCATGGTTGGCAGAGCACGGCGCAACAGTTCACGCAGTCGGGCGCAAATCGCCTGAATCTCTTGGGACTTCCGATATTGGAAGTTGCCCTCTTCGCGCAGTCGGGCAGCTTCGGCCTCACGGCTCTCATTCTGTTTGATGACTCCCTGCCACAATTCGTCAAAATCGCCCGTGCGGTACGCCTCCCGCACCTGCTTTAGACTCACGCCACACAACAGAGCAATTTGTTTCTGTTCCATTCTTTATGCCCCTTTCTCGATTTTCGTTTCCCTTGCTGCCCTGACGATCTGGGCGGCCCATTTCTTCATCGTCTTTGACCCTGGCGACTTGGCGTAACTCTCCCTGACCTCGGCCAGCACCGCCAAGAGACGCGCCAAGTAGTCGGCTCGAACAGGGTCAACTTGGCGCAGAGCCTCAAGGGATTGGGTGATGTCGGTCATTCAGTCTCCTTCACAGAATCTCGCCTTTCCCGCATTTTCTCCAGCGAAAGGTCACGGATAAACTTGTGAACAGCCATCTCGCACTCATGGCATAGCCACACGCCCTCACTACCAAAGACGTAAAGGGAAAAGTGATTGCACTGTTTAGGCCCGTGGCAGATTGAGCAAGGCGCAAGTTTCATGGTTCACCTAAAGAATCTCGCCCTTGCCGCGATTGGCAAAGGCGGATTCAACCCAGTCCTTCGCGGCCACAAGGTGAATGCTAGAATACTTGCCTGCATCTGGGTTAGCAAGTCTCAAGTCTGGAAAATGCTCCTGCCCAAGTTGGCGCACTGCCTTGATGCGCTCAATAACAGATTCGGAGTAATTGCAAGTTTGCAACACCAACCGAGCCAGCGCCCGACGTTTCTCAATCGGGTCGTTGGCAGTCTTGGTGATTGTCACGGTGTAGCCCAAGATGTTGTATTTCATTTGGTTTACTCCCTTACGCCAGGTTGTGCCTTTCATTGACAACGGCCTGCAAAGCCTTGACCACAGCCACGACTTCTGGCGCATCACGCAAGTTAGCGTAGACTTCGGCCATCTCGCACCAGCAACCGCACTTGTCGGGCAAGTCCCAATAGCCGAGATGAAATACGCCGCCCTCGTTCGGGTTGGTCACGGCATAGACTTTGTACGCCTTGATTTTGTCGCTCATTGTTTGCCTCTCTTGGCCGGTTTTGCGGGTCGGCCTGCCCGACTTTGTGATTTGAGATTCGCCCCAGCGTTTGCGGGTAAGTCCTGCATCTAGTATATCACATTTGCGCGGTGCAAATGTGAACTGCTGGCACATTGGCCCGTCTCACTTTTCCGTGACAAAGTAAACACGTTTGCGCGGGATTCTTTTTACAAGGCGCATGGCTGGCTTTTCCTGCCATATCTCCCACGCCTTGTTTGTCGCGCAAAAGAATTGATCTGGTGCAAGCTCGATGACTTGTGTCATGGTGTACAGCCTGATAACGTCGCGCATTTCCTTTCTTGTCGTGTTCATTTCGTTTTTCCTTTCACTTCTAGTCTGTCCACTCATCATGGATCCAGTTTGTGTTGGCGGCTTCTTCCAGTGTGGCAAGTCGCGCCTTGACATCCCGCAAGTCGAACGAGTGGTAACGCGCCCAACCAGCGGCTTTGTCCTGCGCTTGCTTGTCGTCCTCGGCGTGAAAGGTGAACTCGTAAAAGAAATGAGCGCCATCGCCAATCAGGTCATGTGTCATCGTGTAGACCTGTTCCGTGATGACGCGAATGTAAAACGGATGCGTAGCCGTCACGTCGCACTTGATACCAGCGGCGATCAACTGAGTTTTCTTGGCGTATGCTTGCGCCCGATTAGCGTAAGTGACCGCGCTCGGTTTGCCGTGATAGAGTTTCGCCAGAACGGTGATGCCATTGTTGAGTTTGACTGTCAAAAGTTCCATCGCTTACCCCTTTTTCGAGTTGAGATGATCTGCCGTCTTGGTGGCGGCCGACTTGCGCTTGAACACCAGATAATCTTTGCCGTCCTTGACAATGTTTCCAGATTCATCAATGACCGCAAAGCCGCTCAAAAGCATACCGAGATTGCCGTCTCGATGTAACTTGTGGACTTTGGAAACCGTGTACATTCTACTTCGCCTCGTTTAGCCGCTTGTACAACTTGACGCGGCGCATCTTGCCATTACCGTCGGTTCTGTAGCCCATCAGGTTCCCGTCAGGTTGCCAGTCTTGCATAGTGGCAATGCCGGTTTCGCGGTAATGAACCAGGCAAGCCATGTCGCCATCATGCAGGCGCTTGAGTTCTGCATAGCGGGTTTCGCAATACTGCCTGGCGCGGCGCTCGGAATGGCACTCAGACACGCCGCATTCATAAGCGTCCACCCAGGGATTAGCCGCGTCAAAGATGCGGTAGTTCGCCATCCAGGTTGAGCCGACCGGCACAACTTCCGTGATTTCAAGCTGGACATCGGCTGGTTGCGCCATAGCCGCAAAGTTCTTGGCCCAAGCCACAGTTTCCGGGCCGTACCAGTCCGGGCCATCACTCTTGCCCGTCCAGTGGCCGACCTGATCCCAGTTCAGAATGTCAACAATCCAATTGCAGCATAACTTAGGTGTTTCGTTCGCGTCAAACATTTTCGTTTTTCCTTTCATGCTTGCCGCCCCTGCAATGGGGCGTATGCGCTATGCTTTGACGGGCGACTCGCTAACCTCGTCCTGGTCTGCTAGGGTAGTTTGCCCATCGTCAAAGCGTACAACGTAGTCGTCGGGCAGCTTGACCGGAATGCCTAGCCGCTTCCCGCTTAGTGCATGGGTGATTACGCGGTTAGTTCTGACTTTGACAATCTGCACTCGCTCACCATTGCGAAAAGTAACAAAGTCGCCTGCATTGAACATGGTTACACCCCCTTGACTGATACCTTGACTGTTACAGGCAGGTCAACAGGCGGCACATCCTTACGGCGCTTCTTGAGTGGTGCGCCATCTACGATGACCGCGCCGCAATCACAACAGCCGACGTACAACAGCGGCGATTCATCCAAGTCTGGCACGACCAACGCAAAATGCCTTGACGGCGGGTGTGTGCAAGTATTGTTCATTTTACCTTGCCTTTCCGTTGCGCGGGCAATCCTTGATTTGAGGCATTGCCTGATAGTCGAATAGGAGCACATGACCGTCTGTGCTCCACAATTCAAGATACTGCCCGTCTTGCGAGTGTTGCGTCCACTCGCAGTGGCACAGGTCTTTATGGCAAACTGGGCAAGCCATTGTCACACTCATACTACCTCCCATTGCCATCCTCAGTTACCGCCACTCTGCGGTAAGACTGCCCTAGAGGGCAGTTTCGGCCTAAGTGATGTCGTCTAATTCACATTCTTTTATGTACCGCGATGACGCCATTCTTGGAATGTGAATGTGATCCACTCCCGTTGCGACTATGCTTTCCACAATAGGGCGCAAGTCATCGCGGTACATTTGCCAACAGGTCATGGCTTGAGGATAACTGCATCCACGCTTCACGTCATGGTCAATGACCATTCTAACAGCGCTGGTGATAAGCCCAGCCACTTTACGCGCTTCATACCTTTCGCGCTTTTCTTGTCAAGTCATTCTCTTAGGCATTGTCTGTGTCCTCTCGTTATCGTCATCCCCTCGCCCGCGCCGTTACCTGATTGGCCTTGAACTAGCACGCGGGCAGAGAGGAGTGAAACGATTATGCCACTTCCGATAGTTTTGACCGCGCAATTCTGATAAGGCGCTCCGCGCCACTTTCAGAACCGCAAAGCGCAATGAGTCGGTCATACATTGCCCGTGACTGTTCCACACTACATGGTAACGAGACGTAAAGCATAGCCAGAATAGACGGGCTTTCCGTTTTCTCGATTGTAACCACGATTCGAGTGCTTTTCATTGTCTGTGTCCTTTCCTAGAACAAAGTCACCAGCCCCGCATACCACGCCGAGCCAATGACGACGATTGAAATAAACAGGATTGAAAAGAATAACTCCTTCACGTTGCCCCCTCTACTTTCCCGCCATAGCCGAGCCAGCTTTTTGAAGCGTCGAACCGTCTACACTCTTGACGGCCTTCTCATTCGCTTTGTCAACAGCCGAATCATAGGCATTCTGCGCCTTGCCTACCAATTCAATTTTTTGACCAAGCTCCACACTTGCATTGTTCCCGTCTTTGACAGAATCACTGCAAGCCAATTGCGCCACGGCCATCATTCCAAGCGCAAACAAAACCGCCAGTTTCGCTTTGCCACTCAGTTTGTTTGACATTTGATTTTGTCCTTTTGATTTGGGTTTGTGCTATCCTTGCCACTCTCAATTCCCTTAGTCGCCCTAGCCTAAGTTATCCGGCCTTCTTTGACCGCTGTCGTTTACGCCAGGTCGGGCATTCAAGAATTGAGAGCGCCAAGCGTAGCACAAAACCAGTTTATGCTACAATTTCAGTCATCAATCTTTGGTGTTATCTGCCTTATCATCCTATATTCTAGGGGAAGTGGCACAAACTCCGATTGATTCCTGAAAGCGTAGCACAAACCACGCTTACCAGCCTGTGTCACCATCATTGCCCAGTCTGACTTTGCACTTTCAATCGTCTAACCATATAGGTGTAGGCTCTTTACTTGCCTCTATCAGTCTGTCTTACTCTAGCTGGTTGGGCATTACCTTTGTCCGTTTCGCCTTCCTGACAATCTCAGGCAGTGTTGCTGCGACTCGTATTTTACCTGATGCCCATTTTCTGTCTGTTATTTGGTGCTTCAACAAAGTCGCTGACTTTGGAGTTGCACCGGGCTTTGGTCTGTTCGGTTTTGCCCTAACCGCTTGGAACTGTAAATATCATAGCAGAAAACCACACCTATGTCACTAACCGAATGTCACCCGTTTACAGTGACAAATGTCATATTTGACGTTTGTCACCTAATCGCGTATAATAACTACACTAAACCACAAGGAGAACAGTATAATGCCACACACTCATAAGTATGACTATTCAAAGGTTGACCAAATGCTATTAGGCGGCATGAGTAACTCAGAGATAATAAAGGCTACTGGTGTTGGCCGTCAAGCCGTATATAGTAGAAGGATAAAGAACAAGATCAGCCCCACTACGCAATGGAAACGCTTCGAGCATCTATTAGGAACAATGACAGATACAGAACTGGCTACTATCATAGGTAAAAACAAAAACACGATAACTGCTAAAAGAATGAGAGATGGTATACCTCCATTCGCTAGCAGCAGAGAGGCCAAACTACAATCTCAATTTGTGAAAACCTTGCACAATGTAAGAGAACAAGTATACACTCCTGTTGGTTATGCAGATGTCGTAGATGATGACACAATCTATGAACTGAAGTTCTCGCTAAATATCAGTTCTCTGCATACCGCAATTGGTCAATTATTCTGCTACTCCCGTTTCATACCAAATAGGAAACTGTGCATAGTAACAACAAAGATATTTGACCAGAGATATACTGAGGTATGCAAACCACTCGGAATATCAATACTCATTGTATCTGCGAGCTAGAACAGCGGCCCTAAGCACAAAAATCACTAAGTTCCTAACTGGTTTATATGCCAACAAGCGTAGTTCGGCGCGATGGTCGAGTACAGCGGATCGGACTACTAGGCAAGTGGCAGAGTGATAATCGTCACGTGTTATGTGTCACGTGGTAGGAATTGAGGCAATTTGACTAGAAGGACGCTTCTAGTCATACGTTATGCAATGGGGGGGCATAGATGTATACATAGTACATCGGCCACCCGTGTTATATCTTGTCTGTATTCTACCTCAATTTCCTTGAGATTCCTCGATGTCACATTACATTGTCACATCTTCTCTGGGCCTATTGACTTTGCACCGATTCCGATGTATCATCATTGCAGAACGAAACACTTTTCTAGCCCGACAGGAGGCGCGATGGCAGACCTAATGATAATTGAGCCAACAGAACTTGAGTCCAGCGTAGTGGTAGAGTACCTGACCAGCATCTCGGACGGAAGCAGGCCGACGATGAAGGGAGCATTGATTGAAACGGTGTCTATCCTGACAGGTGTAGAGCCTGAAAGGGTGAACATCTACGAGTTCAACTGGTCGAATGTCAAGGCGGTACACGTTGCGCTGGTCAAGGAGAAGATGTGGAAGAACGGGAACGCGGCGGGAACGGTCAACAAGAAATTGGCGGCGATTCGCGGGGTCATGGGGATGCTGTTTGAGCGCGGGGCGGTGAAGGCAGAGGACTACTTGCGGATTACGCGGGTCAAGAACATCAAGGGAAGCGCCTTGCCGGCGGGCCGAAGGCTTGGAGTGGATGAAATCAAGGCTCTGGTTGGAGCGTGCGAGGCCGACAAGACTGTGTTTGGGGTGCGGGACGCGGCTATCATCGCGGTGTTGCGGAAAACGGGCCTGAGGCGGGAAGAAGTAGCGAGTTTGGACTTGTCAAGTTGCGTGTCAGGCTACTTGCGATTCGTGGGCAAGGGCAACAAGGAAAGGGAAGTACCGTTGTCTGGGCAAGCGAGAGAAGCCATTGAGAACTGGCTCAAGGTGCGCGGGAGCGGGGTGGGTGCATTGTTCTGCGGCGTGAACGGGTACGGCGAGGTCAAGACAGAAAAGCACCTGGCGCTGCGCTCCATCAACGTCATCTTGGCGAAGCGGGCAGCAGAAGCGGGAATCAAGGATTTTACCCCGCATGATTTTCGTCGTACTTTCGCCACAGACTTGCTGGACAGCGGGACAGACATAGGAATTGTCAAGGGTCTGATGGGTCATTCCGATGTGCAGACCACGCTGAGGTATGACCATCGAGACGATAAGGGAAAGCGAGAGGCGGTTGAGTTTCTGGACAAACTGGATGGAGGCAATCATGGACATTGAGTTCACGGAGTCGGTTGGCAAGGTGCTGGAATCCTATCACACTGAACTTACCATCACAAGGCTTGCTACAGATGCAATCAACGGATACGGAAGAAAAGTGATGTGGCAGGTTGGCATTCGCGTCTTGGATAGCGAGTGCAAGTTGTGTGGAGCGAGGGCGTTGTTGACTTCAGCGGTTGACCAATGTATGCCGCCCAGAGGTCACAATCACAAGTGGGTAGACGGGTTTCTGGAATCGGTGTGTGGGTACGGAGAGACTTTGGACTTGGCTATGGAGTCAGCAGAACGGGACGCGAAGAAGTTTCTGGCTAAGATAAGAAACTGACAAAAAACTAGCCCCCTACCCTATCGTCTACTTCGCCTGTGGCGCGAAGTGGGGCATAGTCACTTCCTCTCCTCCACAATCGCCGCCCACGCGAAGAAGTCCAGCGGGCCAACCGGCTCATCCTCGCCCCGCAAGTGACCCACGACAACAGAGCGGTCAACCCAACCCTGAAAGCCAGCGGCTTTGGCGAGTTTGAAGAAGCGCGTGTCCTCTCCGCCAGAGCTATCCTTGTTCCACAGAAACCAGGGCGGGTGAATTGCCTTGATGACCGTGCGGTGAATGAGGCAGCAGGACAGGCTGGTAAAGACCACTGACCTGAGTGCATCGCTTGGGCAAGGCTCCAAGACAACGGGCAAAGTCGCCATCGCGTCCATGTGGTCTTGAAGCCACTTCATCGTTTCCTCGCCCTCGATGGTGGCGAGGTCTTTTGTCCTGTCTGTCCACCTGCCGTAGACGAAGGGCAGGCAAGGGACGTGTCGGTTGAACGCCAGGGCTGAGATGAGGGGCTTGTCGTGGCTCAGGAGTCTGACGAGGGTCTTGGGCGCAAACACGGTGTCGTCATGGATAGACAGAAGCCACTCATAGCCAGAGTCAAGGAAGGTCTGGGCAGCGTAGTTCCAGGTGTCCTCTGGATTGGCGGGTGGGGTAGGGAGAAGGGCGTAGCCGTCGTTGTTGGGGGTTTCCAAGCCAACGAGGGACTTTACGATAGACCACCCGCGAGGCGGGCCACTGGTGGGAATCCAGAGAAGAACGGTCTTGCGAGTCACGGTGTTGCCTCAACTATTCTATTGGCAATCCACTCGACGACCGGAACCGCAACGGCGTTTCCCAATTGCCTGTAGCGTACACTGTCAGACTGTCCAGCAGTCCAGTCATCCTCAAAACCCTGCAAGCGTTCGCATTCGGTTGGCGTAAGTCGGCGGACACCGACAAGTGGAACTTGGTTGCCGCCCGTTCCCATACGTTGTTGCAAGGTAGGAGCAACGTTACCATTCTCTCTAACGGCTTCGTCTGCGCGAGACATCTCCCATGCAATCGCCGTCAAGTCCGTGCCGCCAACCGTCAATGCGGTATCCGCCTCATTGACGTACATTCCGCCATTCGGTCTGTCTTTGCGCTTGTGGTCGCCGCCGTCGTTCTGCTGAATGGTGTAGGCGATATAGTTCTGCTGGTGCATTCCTGACTCAGATGCAATTGAGCCAGCCACATCGCCCAAGTCACGCACTTCATCGCGTTCGTTCTGTGCAAACACAAGAAAATCAAGGTCTGATGTGTTCTTGTTTAGAGTCGGGCTAGATGTCACGCCGCCCTTTGCACGCAATGGCGGAACAACTACCGCACTGATATGCGGATTGCCCGCTCTCAAGTCTGTCACTAATCCGTTAGCCGTCTTCGGAACTGCATCCCTGCTTACCACAATATGCCTCGCCTGAGCATCGTTGTCATCTGGCCCACCCGTGTAGCCGTTGAAGGCGTTGGCGACAAATTTCTCCGTCTCTGCGACAACAAGGCTTGATTCCAAGTCGCCGTTTCCGTTCCACTTTGTTCCCATTGCCGCAAATAGCGGACGTGTAATTTCTGGAACGCTGACAAGTCCTGTTTCCGCGTCTATTCTTGTTCCGGTATTTGGGCCACGCCCTCTAAGGCTTGCCGCAACATCGGTGGCAAGTCGCGCCCCCGTTTTGCGGCTCGGCGGAGAATCCCCCGACATGCCTTCGGACTCAAATAATACTTTCGCGGCGCGTCCGCTTCCAAGACTTCCGACAATGAACACACGGCGGCGTCTTTGGGCCAATCCGAAATACTGAGCGTCCAATATCCGCCAAGCGATGCCATACCCGCACTCCGCCAACCCGTGAAGGATGATGGCAAAGTCGCGTCCTCGATGAGACGTAAGCAGTTTTCTTGCGGCATGGCAGATAGCGCATGGCTGATGGATTTTGCGCTTACGTCTGAGATATGTGTGGATTCTAAGTAATCTTCGCATGGCTGCACAAGCGGGACATCCACAACTGGATAGTAAACCGGGGACGTTTTCAATGATAACCCATCGCGGCTTAACATCTGCAATAATGCGATGGAACTCAAACCACAATCCGCTCCGCTCTCCAGCCAATCCCTTGCGACGTCCGGCCACCGATAAGTCCTGACACGGGAATCCGCCGCAAATAAGGTCAACTGTTCCTCGCTCATGCGTTTTCGCTCCCACGTCTTTCACATCGCCATAGATTTGCACATCTGGAAAGCGGCGATGCAGGACATCCTGACAATGCTTGTCAATCTCAACCATCCCAACGCAGGTCATTCCCGCTTGACGGAAAGCGATGTCAAACCCGCCGATGCCAGAGAAAAGGGACAGGTAATTCACTCTGCCCCTCTGTTGATAGAGTCCATCGCCCTGTACCCATTCGGGTAACGCTTCTGCAACTTGGCGACGTTGTGTTCCATCACGTCGCCAAGATTCAGGCCAAAGAGAGTGCAGAGTGACGACACGTACCACATCAGGTCGCCCAACTCGTCCTTCAACCTCTCCTTGTCTACTTCCCCAGTGACACAGTATTTGATGACGAGTTCGGCAATCTCTCCCGCTTCCCCGACGAGGCCCGACAAGGCCCACAGGGGCATGACACGGCTTTGCGGGATGCAAACAACATCCCAGTCATCGCGCCACTTCTCGTTCTCTGCATCTTGCGACATCTTGATAATTCTGCCGTAGTTCACTCCATGTTGATGAAAAATTCCTTTTTTCAAATATTCCGTAATGGCGGCGTACTTGCTGGCAACTTTGATGGAACTGACCACGCGGCACAGGTCGTCGTTGGGAATCTCCCTATCGGGTTGGAGAATCAAAGTTCGGTCACTGGCGGATTGGTAGTCGGAGGCGTTCATTGTTCTAATCCCTCTACTTGCATTGCGCCTCTTTCCATATTCAGAGGTGCGGGTTCTATAAATGTCTCTCCGTCCCCAAACTCTGAAAACGGCTTGATATGACTTACATGATTTCCTTTTGATGCGTCAGATGGTTTCCTTCGAGAGACGTCATAGAAATCAGAACCGAGCGCCCTGCATATAGGATGTAGGGCAGTAATGCTAGTCATTGACAGCAGAACTTGTTTGTCGTGCGGAGTCCCAGGAATGTCAATTTGAGACTTGATGCTCCCGTACTTTGTAATATTCCAATGCCGTGAAGTTTGGATTTGACGCCTTTGCTTTCAAGAAACTCTTTGTACTCAGTCAATTCTATCTCCTTTCAACCTCATTATCTCCGCTCTCGTACACTCTGGGCAGATGCACTCCGCACCACAGACTTCTTCAACAATGCCATCGCTGAGAAGTCTGTCCCAAAATTCTTTTGACTTTTCTACCCAACCAAGCGCACATTGTAGCATCTCTCCTTTGGCGAACGAGTAAGTATTTCCCTCGTTCAAGGTAACGCTGTACCCCTCTTTTCTCTGAGCGAACCACAGAGCATTGCTCCGATAAAGGCGGTAGATGGCAAGGTCTATCGCGGCTTGGGTCAACT